CATTGGAACTTCTATATTATCCAATATATATTTGTGTGGATATGATATATCAGCTTCCCAAGTTTGATCATATTGTCTTTTTAGGTCATTAATATCATACGGATTAAATACTTCTATTTTTTTTAAATTTTCTCCATTTATTGTTTTAAATTCAGATTCAGATTCATTTGATTCAATAAAAAAATAAGATTTATAATCTGTTATAATTTGAAACTCCCGATCATGGGTCGACGAATCGCGCCAGAGTTTTATTAGAATTGGTTTACCTTTAATTGTTTGTTGTTCTATTAACATTTTAATCACCTACGCCGCCAACAGGGCTCGAACCTGTGACATCTTGGTTAACAGCCAAGCATTCTACCAACTGAGTTATAGCGGCTTAAAAAATAAAAAAAAATTATTTATCCACTCCAAATAGTATCGAGGATATTATCTTTCTGTCTCTCAGAAAGTGTCTTCCAAACCAAAACTCCATAACGAAGTCGACGAACATATTCTTTTTGTTCTTCAAGTGTTAATTGTTCATTTAATTTCATTTTTATCACCTTTAAAGACTTGATTCAAGATATTCTACATCTGCAAGCATTTCTCTTAATCGTCTCATATCATTTTCTAATTCAATAATTCTTCGTTGCATATTAACCAAATTTGATTCAATTCGATCACTAATTTCTTTAATACTCATTTTAAACACCTTCAACAATATGCTTATTTTTTAAAAGTAGTTTCTAATTTTTATTTAATTTTTCAATTATAACATCATATTTTTCACACATATCAAAAACTCGAAAATCATTATGAATATTTTTATATATTATTTTTTTAATTCCAGATTCTATAATTAATTTTGTACATGTTAAACATGGTGATAAAGTTAAATATATTGTTGATCCTTTTAAATTTTTACCATTTTTTAAAGCATCTATAATAGTATTTACTTCAGCATGAATTGCATTACAAACTTCATATTTATTTTCATTAGGAAATATAATTTCTTTTAAACATCCATATTCACATAATTTTTTTTCTAAAGGTGGATGATTATAATCACTTGCTAATATTTCATTATTTTTAACTATTACACAACCAACTTTTTTTCGTTGACATATCGATTTTTTAGAAACATTAATAGCAATTTCCATAAATTTTAAATCAATTAATTTTTGTTTTAATATTTTTATTTTATTTTCACATTTTTTAATTTGTTGTTCATCATAAAGATCTCTTTTTAAATCTTCCAATTCATATTCATACATTTGAATTTGTTGAATTAAAAAATAATCATCATTATTATTCATAATAAATCACCTGTGGATTTATATTAACCAATTTTACTTTTTTAGCATTATTCATATCACTATCATAAATATGAACAGAATCACAATAATCTATAATTTTTATAATTTTTGCATTATTTGGTTTTATTACATATTTATTTATCATATATGTCATTGATATTATATCTGCTTGCCATGCACTAAAGGCATCTCGACTTCGCCATGTAAAATGAACTTCAACTTTTCGATCTTTTATATGTTTAATCCAAATCCGCTGTGGACAAATTGGACTTCCTGAAGTTGTATCTTTTTCAATATCCCATAAAACTGAATTTCCTCGATTTGATGAAATCCCTGTTTCAATTTGATCTTTTAAATTAAATCTTAAATATATTAATTGATCAATTTCTCTATTAAACATTCGATCCATTGCAGTATAAACAAATTTAGAATGATCAAATTCATAAGTAAATTCATCTAAATATCTATCAATAAATTTAAATGGATAATCTGAATGAATTTCATTATTTTCAATTTGATTTATTGCATTTCCATATAATTCAATAACTGAAGTTTCATCGGTAATATTTTTTGGTTCATTGATATCACCAATAATTCTTTTATTTCCAAATAAAATTATTTGATGAATTAAACGTGCCCAAGCACTATTAAAATCTTTATCTTTTATATATATCATTTTAATCACATCCATTGACCATTATAGCCTTTATTAGGTATTTTATCTAATTTAAAAAATACTATTTGACAAAATCGTGCTCCTTTTTCAATCATAAATCCTTCTGGATTATTTACATTAACCAAAAATTTTGTAGCAGTAGTTAAATTTGATTTGAACCCACTGTCCCACACTGCATCAGACATAGATACACCACATCGAATTAATGATGATCGAGGAAATACTAATGCTGTTGTTTCTAAATCAAGATTTATTTTTTCATTAATTGAAAAAAGATATGAATCTGAATCCAAAAAATAAACTCCATTTTCTGGTTTAACTTCTTCTATTGCTGGTGTTATTGTATCTTTATCATTCCTAACAATTCCACATGTGATAAATTTATAAACTTTATTTAATGAAAGATCAATTCCATTTGTTTGAATTAATCCATTTTTAACATAGTTTTTTTTAATTAATGTTTTATCACTTAACATTTTAACCTCTAATAAAATTAATAATTTCTTTTTCCATTTTATAAAAATCATCTTGTTTTAAAGTAAGAGTATTTATTTTTGGATATTTAAATTTTAAAAATTTTGTATATTTTATAAATAATTCATTTAAATTATTATCATTATTAACATCACGAATCCCATCATTTTTAATTGAATAATTAATCCGATCTGGAATTATATTAATAATATAATCTGCTTTTTCATATAAATTATATGCAATATTTTTTAGAAATTTATTATTTTTAAATCCATAATTAATATCATATAAAATAGAATCTATTGGAGATCTATCACATATAAATGATTGATTTAAATAAATAGCATCTGCAATTATCTGAAATCGTTGTAAACTTGCCGCTAATTGACCAGATTCTGTTTTTTGTGCTTTCAATGAATAATTTGGCCGATTAGGGATATATAAAATATTTAAATTTTTTGCAATTCTTTTTGCTAAAATACTTTTTCCTGTTCCAGATGGACCTGACATAAATATTCGAATCATTTTAATCACTTGATGTTATTTTAAATTCTTTATAATCTGATGAAATTTCTACTTTTAATCCATTTTTATTTACATTAGGACATTTTGTCCATTTTGCCAATAATATTGCTACTTGACTTAGATTCATTTTTTAACCTCATTATGTACTTATTTTTTAAAAATATTCTTGTTTTAAATATTTACCATAAAATACTTATTTGGATATTCATAATTTAAAATTAAATCTTCAATTTTCTTTAAACACCAATTTATATGTTTTTTAATTTCATCATCCCAAAATCTAAGTACTTTATATCCTTCTTGTTCTATTTTTATGTCACGTTGTTTATCTCTTTTTATTCGTTTTGGTGTATTATGCCAATATTTTCCATCACATTCAATTATAATATTATAATCAATTAATAATATATCTGGACGATATTGTAATATATTTACTTGTGTTTCAAAATTATAATTTCTTTTTTCTAATTCTTTTTGCATTATAAGTTCTATATCTGTGTTTTCAATTGGACGTAAACATCCACAAGATTTTTGACCATTTTTTAAATGATCTTCTCGAACTTTAAATTTTTTATTACAAAATGGACATTTTGCTAATACTATTTTATATGATTTTTTATATCCAATTTCTTTTAATACTTTAATATATTTTTTTTTATCATTAACATAATATTTATTTCCAATTGAATTTTTATAATTATGTGGTAGTAAACATCCACATGATTTTGTATTTCCAGATTTTATACTTTCTTCTAAAACTTCCCATTCTCTATCACAATAAGGACATTTTGCTAATACTATTTTATGACCATGTTTATTTCTTCCAACTTCTTTTAATATTTTTATTCCATTATATACTTTTCCAATTCTATTTTTATATCCATGTCCACATTTATTACATAAACCTTTAGTTTTTTGATAATCAACATATCTTATTAATTGTTCAAACCCACATTTATCACAAATTCCATAAACTTTTTTGGAAGATTTTGGATATTTTTTAAAATATTTCTTTAATTCATTTATAGATTTATTATGTAATTCTACAGTTCTTTTCCAATTTATAGACATAAAAATAAAATTACTTTAATTTAAAAAAAATAATCACACATAATCTTTATCATTGTGATTATTTATATTTCCTTCTTGTTCTTTATATTGTTCTTGAAGAAAACTTATTGCCATTTCTTTACTTTCAACTAATTTCTGATATTCTTTTTTAGAATAAGGACTTAAAATTTCTGAAATATCCTCTGCTGCTACAGAAAGAAATGATTTCTTAGGGTCTCCATTTTCATCTATTTCTTCAGATAAAACAACAAAATGATATGAAAGCCTATTTTGATGCATAAAGGGGAAACTTTCATCTTCAACTAAATATGTATTATTATTTTTCATTACAACTACTCTTGTCATTTTTAATACCTCATCATACTTTATTAAATTCATTATTAAATTTATAATAATATGATATTATGCCATCATCATTACTATTATATTCTTCTTCATTTTTTAACATTTCTATAATTTCATTATATTTTTCTTTTACAGTAATTCCATTAACTACTGCTGGTGCATTTTTATCACCAGTACTTTTTACAATTATTCCAGTTGTTTCAAATGCAATTGGAATTCCAAATGGTGTTGTATGTAATTCTATTATCATTTTTTAACCTCAATTAAGTACTTATTTTTTAAAAGTATTCTTATTTAATATAGATATTCGTTTATTTTATTTGTTCTAATATAGATGTCACATAAAATAATGGTCTTAAATCCCATCTATTTTTTTTTAATTTTTTTAATTCTTTACTTTTATCAAAATCATCCCATTTTAATATTTTTCTACCTTTTTCTTTTACTAAATTTTCAAATTCATCAGCAGTATAAAAATAAACTTTTTTATCTTCTTTTATATTTTTTTGAATTAAAAAATATGCATTACCACCTGCTTGTATACAATCTTTATTGGCTTGTAATTGATGTTCTTTAATATAAGAACTATTATATCCTCTTTTTGATTGAGATGATTTACATTCAATAAGACATGTAACACTATTCATTATTGCCAAAAAATCCCCAGGCTGTGGTCCGATTCTTATCGGGACATCTTTCAAAAATTTTGTATATGAAGCATGGTCTGCAATTCTAAACCAAAAACAATTATTTTTTTCAAGATCTTTTAAACTATTACGAATTTCTTGTTCAAATTTCTTCCCAGCTTTCATTTTCTGCCTCTTTAAATTTTTTCATCATTAAATTATATACATTTTGAATTACATCGATATCCCAAGGATTTAATTTTAAAATTAATTTATCATCTTCATAAAATTCAATTTTTGATGATTCTGTAAAAAATATTGTAATATTATCTATTTTAAATTCATATTCATATTCATGATACATAATTTTTCACCTTTAATTTTCTTCATATTCAAATTGTTCTTTTAATTTATTTTTTAATAAATAATCTTTATTTATTTCTTTATTTATTTTTTCAAGTTTTTTATTTAATTTTGCATTTCTTTTTTCTTTTTTTCGTTCATCAAAAATTTTTTGCAATTCTTTTAAATAACAAGCAAATTCACCTTCATTTACTTGAAAATAACAAACAGAATATTCTTTTTTATTTATTTTTAATGTTCCATATCCATTAAAACTATTTTGATTACGTAAAATTTTCATTACTAAACCATAAGGTAATAATTTTACCCACCATTTTAACATTTTATTCATCCTCATTATATTTTTTTAATATTCTTAATAATGCTCTATAAATAATGTCTTTTGTTACTTCTGAACTAATATTTGATACATCCCATTTTATAAGAGCATTAGTTAAATTTAATATTTCTTTTTTAAAATCATTCATTTATTAATAAATCTCCTATACATTCATCTAAAATTTTATGTTGAATTAATTTTATTTTTTCATATTCATCCTTTGATAAAGATCTAATTGCAATTAATAATGCTTCTAAACATTCTGTTGGTGTATAACCATTTATTTTTAATGTATCTTCATCTTTATCATGTAAAAGAATATATTTCATTCAATACCTCTTTCTTTATAATATTCATCTTTTTTATTAGAATATTTTGATAATTCTAATAAAAGAATATTTAATAGAAAATTTCTTTTATCATCTAATCCTTCTTTTTCAGAACGTTTAAGAAGTCGTTTAAAATCATTAATGGCTAAATTTGCCATCCGATTAATAAAAACTGGATTTTTATGTTCTTTATCAATTTTATTAAGTCGATTTGGTAAAATTTCATGTATCCAAACTTCAACTCGATGATTATAACTTAATTTAACAATTGGATCATCTTTATTTCTTTCAATAACTTCTTTTTGTATTAAAATTTCACCATCAAGAAGTTTAGAATCAAAATAATCTAAATCTTCAAGTTTGAGTACTATTTCTTCTTTCATTTCTTCTCACCTTCCTATTTCTTACTTTCATTTGTTGAATTGAAAGATTGCCACCTCTACGAGCCTTTTGATTTGCCTTTGCCATTTATATCTCCTCAAATTTATTTAAAATTCTATTTTCTGATGTATATTCACAGAAACATAATCCCATTGATCCTGAAAATATTTCTTCTTCTAATTCTTGTTTTGTTACTATTCGACCACAATTTTGACATCTATACATTTTTTGTTTTGTCATTTTTTTTAACCTCAATATGTACTTATTTTTTAAAAGTATCTTTTAAATTAAATCTTTTTCGTCTTATAAATTCTGCTTGTTTTCCTTTATTAAATTTAGTTACTGGTCGATAGTATCCGGTAACACGATCATATACATTTGTAATTCCATTACATTTTGGACATATTCCTGATAAATCATCAGAAATTCCACAATTTGGACAAATAGAATATGCTTTTGTAAATGCTATATATGGTAATGATGTATTTAAACAAATATTTCTAATTAAATCTTTAACACCTTCTGGTGATGGGGAACTTTCTCCCGCCCAAATATGAAATAATGTTCCACCTGTATAATATTGGTTAAATCTTTCTTGACATCTTAATGATTTACCTAAACTTAATTCATCACCTACATAATTATGACTCGAATTTGTATAAAAAATTCCAGAACCTTCTCCTTGTGTAATAATATCTGGATATTTTTCTTTATCTATTTTTGCAATTGAATATGATGCTGATTCACAATTATGTGATATAATTCCATTTGCAAGAGTTAATAAATGCTCATTATCATCAACTTCAACATCATATACATATTTTGTTTTAGTTGTTGGAATTGTAATAGATTTTATTGGTAAATAATAAAATCTATCATTATTTATATCTGATTCTTTATAATATCTTGTATATGTATTTGAATGATTTTCTTCTGTAATTTTAGTTATCATATAAGGTTGATGATGATTTCCATCTTTTAAACTTTTTTTAACACTTGGTGAATCTTTTTTTCTAAAAGTATATTTAATATTTAATGTATTCATTACTTTACAACAATCTTTTGCTAATTGTAAAGATGTTGTAGTCAATGTATTATTTTTTTTATCTCCATCACCCTCCCAAATTCCATCAATTAATCCATATCTAAATTCATTTGACATATTAAATACTTTTGATTTTATATGCTTTTTCCATGAATGTTCACCCGCAACAAATTGTAATAATGTATTTTTAAATCCATTACCAAATACTTCTATTCTTATTCCATTTTCACCATGTTTTCTTATAGTTGTATTACAACCAAATTCATTTTCTGCATATTCTTTTATAAAATTTATATATTCAATTTCATTTTTATGAAAAGTAAATGATGTACCATTTGTAGTTGAATGATGTCCTTCTGCTAACCATAAACCACATGCCCTTCCAAGATTATAATTTCCAATATTTGAAATATTTAAAATATTTTTATTAAATGCCATTTCATCTCCAATTTTTAAATCTTGACATTTTTTTATAATGTATTTATTTTTATCTTTAATAACACAAGGATGATCAGGAGTAACATTCATTGAACTTCCATTTATTAAAATAATATGAATTAAATGATTATTATATGGTTTTTCAATAAATCTTATTATTTTTTTAAATCCGTTTGGAGTTAAAATTTCAGTTTCATTTAAATTATGTTTTTTTAAATCTACAATATTTGAAATTGTTATAAGATTTCTTCTTTTATTTTTTATTATAAATTTTGTTGATGAACTAAAACATGGTGTTTGCTCAAAATTATATAAATGACCTGTTTCTTTTGCAAATTCTTTTGTTTTTTGTTTAATATGTTTTAAAACTTTTTCTACAAAATCTTGACATTCATAAATTGGTTTTCCAAACATATTTAAGCAAGACTCATTCATTCCAAGAATACCAATTGTAGAAAAATGACTTGAAAAATCTTTTAAATATTCACGTGTAAATGGCATTAATCCTAATTCAAATCCCTTATTTATTTTTTCACGTTTATATTCAAGATGTTGTTTTGCAACTTCTAATAAATTATTTAAACGTTTAAAATAACATTCTTCATTACCAGTACATAAATAACCAATTCGTGACATATTTATTGAAACAACTGCTGTTGAACCGGTTGAAATTCCAGTATTCCATAATCCACCTGCTTTTTGTTGTTCCATGACTTCTGAAATGTCCAATCGCAATCTACAACACATAGATCGACTATCTTTTGGATCTAATTCTGATCCAAGATAATTACTAAAATATGGAGTTCCAAATTTAGCAGTTAATTCAAAAATGCGATTAGATACTTCTGAATTCCAATCAAAATCTTTAGTAATTGAATATGTAAGAATAGGAAATGTATGAGGATTCCCATCTCGATCACCTTCAATCATTACATCTAATAATGCCAAATTAATCATATCCATTTCTTTTTGACATTCATTATATGTAAATTCTTGTGCTTCACCACCAATAATTGCTGGTTCATTTTTTATATGTTCTGGTGGTTTTAAATCAAGTGACAAATTTGAAAAAGGAGTTTGAAATGCTGCTCTGAGAGGATAAGAAAGATTAAAAACCATTCTTTGTAATGATTGTTTAACATTATTATAATCTAAATTATCATTTTTTATAAATGGTGCAAGATATGTATCAAAATTACTAAATGCTTGTGCTCCTTCAAATTCATTTTGAGAAATATATATATAATTAACAATATGATCTACTACCACATCTAAATGTTTTGCAGGTTCTGATGAACCTCCTGATGGATTTTTAATTCCATTTAGTAATAAAAGTTGAAGATCATGACCTGCACAATATGATGAATATTCACCTCCAGAAAGATCATGAAGATATAAATCGCCCGATTTATGATATTTTCCTGCTGGTGATTTAAATAATAAATCTTTTTTTAATATTTTATGAGCTATTTCTGCTTTTAATCCAGAAATAGAATAATTAGCATTAGCATTATTATAATTTCCTTCTTTTATATATTCATTAATTATTTTATTCATTCTTATCTTCCTTTTTATTTAATTTTTTACATTTTTTACAATTAGGATTTTTATTTTCTTTTAAACAATACTCACATATATAACTCATTGCAATATAATTCATTTAATGTCTTTTTCCTTTATACCAATCAAACATATCCCGTCGAAGTTTTGCCATTCTACCATCTGGATGTGTAAAAACTATCCCTTCAACAAAATCTGAATTATATTTTCGTCCAAATAAAGGTTTTAAATCTTTAAACCATTCAGAAATTGATTCAAAATCTTTTGGATATTTACCCCAAGATTTATATATATATTCTTTTTGAAGTTTAGAAAATGGAACAAATAAATGTTTTTCAAGTTTATATGGATTTTTTTGAAGTTTTGGGCCTATAACTTCACCAAAATGCTGTCCATTTGGTAAAAGTTTTAAATATCCTCTTTCATAAGCATTTTGAACTCCTTCAATAATAAATTGTTTTCCTTTATTTATAAAAGGAACTCGTGCTGTTCGATTAAATACATCTGTAATATTATTTTCATTTATAATAATACTTACATTTGTACCATCAAGTTTTTCAACGGCAATAACTTTTGGATCTTCAAAAACCCATTCATATCCAGGATTTATTTCATCAATAACTACATATTCATGTTTATCATTAAATTCACGTACAAAAGGTGATTGAAGTTTAGGCATATCTTTTATTATCATTTTTTATATTCCTCTTTTTTATTCAGTTTCATAACAAAACATTTCACCAGTATAACATTGAAAAATACCATCTATTCTTCCATATTTTTTACAAAATTGAACCTTTCTTGGAATATCATCAAAAGGTACAATAATTCTATACCAATATTTTACATCTGGATAACCCAAATGTTTATATGTTCTTAATTCTGCATCATATTCATCTTCATTATAATCAAGATGTTTACATGGTTTTAATTTAATCATTTAAAATCCTCAATTGACATAACTTTAATTTCACGTTCTAAACCATTTAATTTTAGAATTGGAGCACCCATTGGTAATGGATTATAAGATTTTTCTTCAGCATAAGAATTATCCCATTCAAGAAAATGTCCTGTCATTATTTTATATATTTTAATTTTATCAATTCTTTTTTCTTTAATATTTGGTTTACGAATAATTATTTCTTCAGTATGATTAAAATGAACATGACCCATAAGATAAATATCTACCCCTTCTATATGAGCAGTTGCATCCTTATGTGCTTTTATTTTTGTATGAGATAAAGTTGATCCAGCACTCCCATGCATAGAATGAATATTATATGCACATTTTTTTAATTTTATTCGCATAATTGATGAAAATGGAACATATCTAATTCCAAGTTCATGTGCTTGATTTTTTGATATATCAATTCCTGTTGAAATTTGCACTCTTCTTTCATGATTAGCACCATGAAAAACTAATGCTTTATGTTTTACAGGTGTTAATGTTTCTATTACCCAATCATATTGTTCTTGAGGTAAAATATCTTGAGTAAATTGAGACATCCCAGGTGATGTTCTTCCTGCAGATTCCATAAGATCACCCATAAAAATAAAATAAGCATTATCTAATGATGAACCTAATTCAAGATATTTTTCAAATTCTTTATAATTTGAAGTTGATGAACCATAGTGTACATCTCCCAATGGAAATAAATACATTGATTCTAATTTTTTAAATTCATCTTTAAATTTATCATTGCGTATATATTCCATTAAAATCACCCATATATACTTTCAATATATGATTTACCTTCTTTTTCTTTTGGACTATAATATAATTTATATATTAATTCATCCCAATTATCAAGTGAAAATGGTTCTATATAATATAAAACATCATCTTTATTAATTGTTATTATTTTTCGTTTAAAATTTACACTTGAATCAAGAATTAAAATATTTTTTTCATTTTCATTTTCATATAATGTTGTTTCTAATGAAGATCTACAATTTAATTTTTTTCCATTTCTTAATACAATTGAATGTGTAAATGGAAATATTTTTTGTTTTATTTTATTTATAATATTCATTTTTAATACCCATTTTTTAAAATATCTTCAATTTCATCTTTAAAAGACCAAATAGCATTATAATTATTCCATATTTTTTCAAATTCATTTATTGATAATTTTTTAACTTTTTTAGATATTTTATTTTCAAAATCTAAATTTAATGAATTATTTATTGGTTCAATATCATTATATATTTGTGCAATAAGACTATTTTGAAATTCAATTTTATATTTTTCAAATATTTCTAAATATTTTTTATTCATTTTTAATACCTTGATGCTACTTCTCGTTCAAAAATAACAATATAACCATTTTCAACTTCAACAGTTTTAATTATATTATTTATTTTCTCAAGATCATTCATATCATTTTTATCATTTTTGTTAATAAATCTTCTAATAACTTTTTTCATAATAAACCTCCAAAATGAATCTGGAGGGACTTGAACCCTCGGTACACGGGTTAAAAGCCCGTTGCCTTACCTATCTTGGCTACAGATTCATTATACTTTACATTCGACAATTATACCCAAATCTATTAAATGAGTAGTATCCCATGTTACATTTTCCTCTACCAATTCCCAACCATACGCAGATATACCATAATATACATCTGTTAAATCAATATCATCATCATTGATATTACCCTTTAATCGCATTATTTTCTCTCGATATGTTTCTGTACCAATTTTATTATGATATTCATCATATATATCATAAATATTACATTTATTTTCAGCATCTGCCCAAGATCCATGAGCATATTTTTTATCAATATAATTGTAAACATCATTATCATTTTTTGCAAGAAGATATTCTATAATTGCTAATACATTATCTTTTGGTGAAAAATGTTTAATTAATACTTTATACAGATTCATTAAATCATCTCATAACTTTTTACTATCAATTTAAAAAAAATAGAGGATTTTACTCCTCTGTAGTTCCAAGACGAATTACCACATTATAAACATGATAATTCTTCTTTTTACCCATATATCGAATACCGACAATATCACCATATTCGGCTTCGGCCATTCGATCATTCAATACTACATTTCCAAAAACAGATGTTCTAACACCCGTATCAAGGTTTTCGAGAACATATACTGTCTGGTGGAACTTACCAACTTCTTCTTCTGAAGAAATATATCTTCCAACAATAGTATCTCCTGTTTCGGGTCTCCATGTCTCAGGATATCCATCTGGATTCTGATCTAAAGCCGACATAATTTCATTGAACAAATCCGTATTAGTTGTTGTTTCAGTCATTTTTTATACCTCATTTAATATTTATCCCTTTTTGGGAATGATAATGACAGGTAATGAGCCAGCCATTATCAAAACTTTTTACTCAATAATGTACTTATTTTTTAAAAGTATTCCTTAGATTTTATAATTCTTTATATGAAATCTCATTTTAATTTATATTAATCTCATAAAAACGGGGAATCGTAATTTTCCATCTTTTGTAATATTTTGATATTTCACAATACATTGAAGTTCTTCACCATTTTTAATTTGTTCTGATATATCAATTAATTGCTGGTCATTAAATCCTGTGCCTATTTTAGTAATTTCATCTAATCCTTCGGGAATAACTTCTAATGCTCCCATTGTTCCTTTCCGTTTTCCAGTTCCTTCTGTTATTCCAACTATTTTTGCATTTAGATCTTTAAAATGTTTATATTTTATCCAATTTCTTTTATTTTGGAGATATGGACCATTTGGATCTTTTGCAATAATTCCTTCTGCACCAGTTCCTTTAATCCATATATCAATGTGTTCAAAAGTATTTAATGTTAATATTTCTGATAATTGGATATATTCATTTTCTTTAATTATTAATTCTAAAATTGATCTTCTTATTTTAAAAGATTTATTTTGAACATTTTCACCTTTATAATATAAAATATCAAATATTTTATATATCAGATTTGTCGAATTTATATCTAATTTTTCAAAATTATCATCTGATGAAATTATCTCACCATCAACAATTGTATTATGATCTAAATATAGTTTATCTTCTATAATTTTTGCACCTTTAAATGGCTTTCCTTGCCGAGTAAATAGTTCTATTTTATTATTTATATTTTTTGCAATACATCTATGACCATCATATTTTCTTTCAATAATCATTTTAAATGGGTTAAAATCCCCGGATTTCGCTAACATTGGTTTAATTGTAGATGTTATTGTTTGTCGTGGATTTATTTTTATTCCTAAATTTAATGATCCATATTTTATTGGATATAAACAATGACTTAGAAATTCTTTTTCTTCTGATGTGAGATATAATGTTGAAAGAATTTCTCTTTTTTCATTTGTTGAAGATATTTTTGCAGCTGTATCAAATTTTTCTATAATATTTTTAATATTAATACTTGTATCTGAATCATAAGTATTTATTTCTTCAAATATTTCTGGCCCAATACCATTTTTATTAATTGTGTTAGATAATATTGTTATTATATCATCTGATAATGTATCAATTAATCTTTGTTTCTCTTTTTTTGTATTGAGAAATTTAATTTCATTTGAAATTTCAATAACTTCTTGTAAATTTGTCATTATTATATAACCTCTTTAATCTTTTTATATAATCTTTAGATAATTTATCACATATATTAATTGCATGAATACAATTTTTTATTTTTTGTTCATCTTTTTTCTTTTTCCAATATTGTAATGCAATTTCAAAACGATCACGAATATCATAGATATGTGTTAATGATCTTTATAATTCAAATTCTTTATTTATTTTTATCATTTTTATCATCTTTATATAAATAATCAACAGTATAACCAATTGAATAATACATATATTTATCCCAAATATTTATAAATTCTTCATCATTAAGACTATTTAATTTTTCTAATATTGCTTTTTTAATTATATCATTAAATTCTGGTTCTAAATTATATTTATTAATTATTTTATTTGTCAAATCAGATCCAAGTTCATATCTATATTTTGACCATGCTCTCATTTTATTTTCACCTTTTAATTTTTATTCATTTTTTTTATTTTATTTTTCTTTTTTAAAAATAATAAATCCTATTAGAAATTTCTATAATATGATCTATATTTACCATTTTTATCTTCTAATCTTATAAAATATGATCGAATATATTTACATTTATTCCAGGCATTATTTTTTATTATTTTTTTCAATTCAATAATACTTTTTTCATATTTAATTATTAATTTTTCTTTATATTGATTTATTTCTTCTTGTGTTAAATTTTTACAACATTTTTTGCATAAACCTGGATAAAATAATTTATTTTTACAATTAGAACATTCAAAAAATTCCCAATCTCGATAATCACCTAATGGAATTTCTAAAAATGTTTCCCAAGAAATTCCAATTTCCAAAAGATATAAAATTGGAATATAATTACCAGAAGGGAGTTCTAAAAGATCATAGTAAATATCTTTTTTATTATATTCATTTGACATTATATCTTTTAAATATTTTGGATCATAATAAAAATTTGTACACATTTAATCCTCATTAATAGATTTTATTTCACAAAAATGTTTATAAAAATATGATGAATTTAATTTTGTAAATTTTAAATAATTTTTACAATTATTATTAAAACAAAAAACTACGGATTTTGTTTTAAATGCTTTTTTATTACAATTTTTACAAACTATTATTGACATTTGTTTACCTCAAATTGTACTTATTTTTTAAAAATATTCCTAAATCTTTATTTTACTAATTTTATCATTAATATGTGTTAATGATTTCAAATTCCAAAAATTATATTGAAATAGTTTAAAATCATATAAATTAAAATCCCAAAAATCCATTTTAGGAAGTTTTGGTCGATCACCTGTCAAAATTAATCTATTTAATGATGTATTTATTTTTGTTAATAAATAAGGAAGAGATGTATCCATATATATATTTAAATTTGGATATTTTTTTTGTAAATATATTAATTCTGCAATTTTTGTTATATCAAATTTTCTTTTACCACCGGTAAGACCACTTAGATATATTGAATTAAAAATATGACCATATTTTTGAAATAATTGATCTATAACTTTTGGGCGATTAAGATGTGCTGGAATTGAAATATAATCTCCAATTGGAATTGCATCTTCTGATTGAAATGCTTGATATGTTAATTTATCATATAAATTATTATATATTTCAGATTTTAAAAATTGATTTCGTATTTTAATACTTTCTTTTTCATCATTTTTAATTTCTGGAAGAAAATATGCATTAGCATTAATTTCTTTTATTATTTGATACATTAATTTATTTGAAACTGAATGCCCAAGTTCAAATGTTGAATTATCAATTATTTTATATCCTTTTTGATATTTAAAATGATTTAAATATAATTTTGATTTTTCAGCAATATGTGGAAGAATTAAATGATAGTCATTAAGATTATTGCCCCAATGGAGATAATTAATTGGTAATAATGCACATAATTTTAACATTTTTTTATACCTCTATATTTTAATTTTAAAAATATTTCATTATATTTTTATTTTTTAATAAATTATATGTCCATTTATTTTTATTTTTTACAAATATTGTTGTAATGGGATTATCAATTATTACTGTAAAAATTTCATTAAATTTTGATTCTTCATAATGTCCATAATGTAAAATAAAATCTGAATTTGGATCTTTTTTTAATTGAAAATTTGTTTTAGATTCTATTAAATTAATAATTTTATTTTTTACATTTTGACATTTTATTAATGGATGTATATTTGTTGTCATTTTTATATCAACCCACAATTTTTAATAATTTGATAAATACTTAAATATTCTATTAATACTATAAAATAATATCCAATAATTAAATATGGTCCATGTTCAAGGAATTCCATTTCTAAGCCAAAAATTGTTATTGTTGTAAAATATATTATTGTTAATATTTTGCCAATCATTTTTTTAACTCTCCTCTGAAATTGTATTTTTTACATAATTTTTGCCATTCACAAAATCTGCACATGAAACCACGTTTTCGAGGCCATCGATCGAGTTTTTGGTATTTATCATAATTATTTTTAAATTCAAGAACTTTAAATAAAAAATAATCAATATTTTGTACTTTAACTGGTCTATAAAAATATGATGAATCCTTATAACCCCAGCATCCGATTTTATTAATTTCGGGAAGATTTAAATGAATCGATGCCATAAGCATGTAACCTGAAAGTTCCCAAATTGTCACTGAACTTATTTTTGATTTATAATCTAATATACCATAAGTGTTATCTGTGAATTGATCAATTCTATCGATATAACCTCGAATTAAAATATTTTCATTAAGAGGGTTTAGATTTCTAATTTTTTTTCCTGTTGTTGAATTTTTTCGTGGTTCTATAAATTTTTTTATAAAATTATCTGTTATTGTAAATTTGGCAAATAATTCTTTTTTATATGGTTTTGCTAAATCTCTATTAAATTCTTTATCTAAGTTAAGTTGATATTCAATATAATTTTCACGAGCAGTATTTATGATTTCATTCGCTTCTATATTTTCTGTTTCTGCATCACCAAATAAATCGTGTAAATATTCTATTTTTTCTACAATATCCATATTTTTATATTTTTGTTCATCTATTTTATCATAAATTTTATCCAATCGATCATGGATTTCTAAACCTGCAATAAGATATTTGTCATCTAAAATTGTATCTTTTTCAGGTTTAGGATCATCGATATAATTAAATCTGAATTTAAGTGGACAATCTATTAATGATTTTATTTTTGATTTACTTAATGTTAACATTTATTTTTCTCCTTTATTTTTTTAATAAGATAATGACCAGTTATTTATATATGAGTTGTCGTTTCAATGACAAGTGTTAATAATTCCAATAATAGCAAGGATGAAATAAATTAATGATAACATTAATAATTCGTATAATTTATTTTTTTGCGAATATATTATCCAAGGAATTTGTGCTAAAAATAAAAATAAATTTCCATTAAAAGTTTGACCTTGAGATAATAATATGATAGATATAATTGAACCTATTAGTCCTATTTGTTGTAATTTTAATATTTTTATCATTAAATTATACCATATATTATATTTCCATCATTATCTTCAATCCAACCACAATAATTAGTCTTATTTTTTATTATTAAAAGAATTTCTTTAGCAATTTTTATATTTTTTTCATATTTATCATTACAACCAAATGGTATAATAATTTGCATTTTATTTATTTCCTTTATTTCCTTTATTTATTAATTGTTTCATTTCTTTATAACAAGATTGACATAATCCGGCACCTACATATAATTCGCCACATGATTTACATTCACAATCTGGAAATATTGAATTACTATATGCTCGTTCAAGATATACAAGTCTTGATCGTTCTTCTTTTGTAAGGTTATTCCACCATTCTTTTGTTCGTTTCATATTTTATCCTCAATATATTTTTTCATATTTATGCCTTATATCACATTCATCAAGATATAATTTCCATAATGCTAATGCTAATGAAGAATATTTAGTTGTATTCCAATCTATTGGATATCCAATTGTTTTAGCAATATATTTTTCTTCTTTTGTCATCTCAATTTTCATTTTTATAACCTCAATATGTACTTATTTTTTAAAAGTATTTTGTGGGTAATATTTTACTTTTATTTATTTTTGTAGGTAATGTTTTTAATTTTATGATCTTTGAGAATACTTTTAAAAAATAAGTATATGTTGAAGGAAGAAATTCGATTTAAAAGGTGATTAGATGAATTTAAATTATATTGAAAAAGAAATTGAAAGAAAAATTGAAAAAGAAATTGAAAATAAATTATGGAATGATAAAAATGAAAATGATAAGAAATAATTGTAATATAATTTGCACAAAATTAAGAAATGACGGATTTGATGAGTTTGGAATTTTGTCAAATATTCCTAAAAAAATTTTAATTAAACATATTGAAAATTTAAATTTAGATGTTAATCTTTATATAAATTTTCTTTTGGATTATAAATATTTGGAAAATAATATTAATGGTTATAAATTAAGTGGAATTGATTTGTATGAAATTTAATGATGCTTATGATTTGGCAGTAAAGGCTTGTAAACGGTCAAATATGCGGCAGAAATTGGGTGTTTGTTTGTTTGATTCTAAAAAATATGTGATTGGTTGGAATCGATCTTATGGTTGTAAAACAAATAAACGAACTCCCTGGAGTATTCATGCTGAAGAAATGGCTATTTTAAAGGGTAATAGGATTGGTATTGATTTTTCTGATGCTACAATGATTGTTTTAAGAATAAATGGAAGAATATCTAAACCTTGTGAATCATGTCAAAAACTTATTGAAAGTGTTGGGATTAAAAGAATTTATTATATTGGGTGATTTTAAATGGATTCTAAAAAAAATAAAGAAAAAAAATTTATTGATTTATATGGAATAGAATTTTTTGATTTAGATAAATATCCAAAAAGTGTAATGAAACAAAGAAAAATTCGTTATATTATAAAAAATGATTAAAATGGACCATAAAGATTGTGAAATTATATATGATAAATATGTAAAAGAATTAAAATATTTGGGTTGTAAAGAATATCCTGAATTTTATAAGAAACAAGTGAAACATACTATAGAAATTTTAGAAAAAATGTTATAAAATAAAGGTTAAATAAATGAAAACAAAAAAATATATTCAAGAATATGCAAATAAAAGGAATATAGAAATTCAAAAAATTTATGATTATACAATTCAAACTATAGCAAGTGTAGTAGAAGAATATGAATTAACATACGAAATATCCACAAAAATTACTAAACGTATTAAAAAAGATTATTATACTAATTATAATTTATTTGATATACTTTTCAGACAAAATGGAACACAATTATCTATTATATATCCAGAGATATATCTAAAAAATGATAATGATTGGGATACTAATTCAATATATGGATTTTTCAGATATGGAAAATATGTGAGAAAATTTAGAATTAGTATAATGCCTATTCAAATGGGTATTAAAATTGATAAACAGGTACGAGAATATGCTCAACAATTATTAAATAAAATGGAAAGTGATATAAATGGAAATTAATAAAAATTATATTAGAGATAATGTTAATTTAAATGAATTGGGTTTAAATTTTATTGAATATGAATATAATACTAATGTTGGATATATTGATATTTTATGTGAGGATGATAATGGGAATTTAATTCCAATTGAAGTTAAATTGGGGGAAGCAGGAGATAGTGCTATTGGTCAAATTTTAGGTTATATGAAATGTATAAATGCTGAAAAAGGAATTATTATTGCGCAAGATTTTTCTGATAGGGTTAAATTTATTGCTGAAGATTTAAATATTGATCTTGTTAAATATGAATTGAATGTAAAATTAAATAATAATATTAATGATGATAATATATTTAATGAATATAAAAAAAGATTTATATCTGAAGTAAAAAAGGCATATTCTTTAGATTTAATTGATTGGATTTGGATTGGAAATGTACAAAAAGATAAAGGTACATCTATTGATCCTAATGATTTTATTAAAAATCCTAATAAATATTTTAAATATTTAAAATATAATTATTATATAAATTTACATTATAAAATACAAAATAATATAGAAAAAATACTTTATATTGATAAAAAAGAGTTAGAATTTAATAAAATTCAGTGGGATGATTAAAAATGGATCCATATTTAACTACAAAATTAATTGATAAATATATAAAAAGAAATTGGTGGATTATTCCAATTTCTGAAAATGATAAAAAACCGTTAACTAAATGGGGTAATTTAAAGAAAGCATTAAAACCGGCAGAAATTTTTATAGAAATGAAAAAAGATAAAAATAATAATATTAAAGGTAATTTGGCTGTTTTAACAGGTAAAAAATCTGGTATTATTGTTTTTGATATTGATGATGAACTTTATAAAGAGGAATTATTTAAAAATGTTGAAATAAATACTCTTATGTCAAAAAGAACTAATGGAAGAGGACATATATATTTTAAATATAATCCTAAAATAAAGGATCATGTTGGTAGTAATAAAAATGATACAAATTTTTTAAATATTGAAGTTAAAAGTGATAAGCGGTATGTTGTTGTGCCGCCGTCGACTCATAAGTCTGGTGATATTTATAGATTTAATGATATTGATAAAGAAATTCAAGAAATTCCTGAGGAGATGATAAAAAATTGGAATAAATTATTAAATTTAAATAATGAAATGAAAAAATATATGCGATCGGCACCAAAATGTATATATAATGCAATAAAAAATAATTTTTCAGATATTGAAAAATGGAAATCTGATGGTGCAATTGCTGCAGATTTGAGAAATAAGGGATTTGGTATTGATTTATTTAAATTTATTATGAAATATGTTTATAGAGAAGATTATAATGAAAATGATACTGAGAAGGCATGGGAACATGCAAAAGAAGTAAAACCCTGGAATTGTGAAAAATTAAAAGAAAATTTTGGCGATAATTATTGTAATGAAAAATGTAGAATTTATAATTTTAAAAATAATGCTGATTTAGTATTGTTTAAGGATAATAATTTTGATATTTTTTTAAAATTTTCTGAAAAAGGAAAAGTAATTGGATTTGAACGAAAAAAAATTGCTGATTATTTATGTAAAGAATTAAATGTACATATAAAAAATAATGAAAGATATATGTATTGTTATAATAAAAAAGAAGGAATTTATGAATTGGATTATGGTGAAAATGTCAAAGCGGCATTAGTTGAGATGTTTGGGGATTTGATGAATATTCATGAGCGGAATGAAATATTAGATTTAATATTTTTAAATAAAAAATATTGGTATTATGATTTAGATAAGGAATTTAATGAATATCAAAATTATATTAATTTTAATAATTGTATTTTAGATATAAGAAATAAAAAACAATTACCACATAGTCCTGAATTTTTCTTTTTATCTAAAATTCCACATAATTATGATCCTAATGCTAAATGTCCTAAAATTGAAGAATTATTAAAAAATATTTTTATAACTGATGGAATTATTGATAATTATAATAGTGAAATTGAATGGATTGGATATTTAATATCTAATATTAATAAATATAAAACTTTTACTATTTATACAGGAAAGGCTGATTCAGGTAAATCGACATATTGTAATTTGATAACAGCATTATTGGGTGAGAAAAATGTTTCTAATATTGAGCCGCAAGATTTAATGAAAGAATTCTATATGGTTAAGTTAATTGGGAAATTGGCTAATATTGATCCTGATGCTGGTTCTGATAAAATCTATGGTTTAAATAAAATTAAAAAATTAACTGGTACTGATAGAATTACTGCTAATGTTAAAGGAAAACCAATGGTTGAATTTAGAAATAGTGCTAAAATAATGTTTGGATGTAATGAATTACCAAGATTTGATGATCGAAGTGATGCGACTTATCGACGATTGAGATTAATTCAATGTTTAAATCATTTTGAACTTACAGAAGATAATCCATTTAATTTTGATGACTATATTACTGAAGAGGAAATGTCTGGACTTATTAATTTGGCATTAAAGGGATTAGATCGGTTAGTTAAGAGAGGTGGATTTGTTAAAAAGAATATTGATGATGTTGCTGAAGAACATGATCTTTTATCTAATATAATTTTTAGATTTGGTGAAGATAATTTGGAATTTACTGATTTTATATTTGATGATTTTATATCAAGTGATGATTTATATGATCGATATGAAATTTGGTGCAAAGATGTTAATATTCCAGTTTCAATGCCTAAAAAGACATTTATTCGAGAATTTAAAAATTCATTTTTTAGAGAATGTAAATATAAACAAAAAATGATAAATGGTGAAAGAATTCGAGGTTTTTTGGGTGTTAAATTTGATGAATGAAATTACTCATATCGATACGAGTAATTTTTTTGGATACGAGTAATAAAACTTGCCTCCTGCTATCATTTACTCATTACTCATATAAATATTAAGTTTATATGTATATAGTAAATAGGTTCTTATGTTAAAACTTATCATTGTTGAAATAAGATGAAGCTGAAAAAGAAACGAGTAACGAGTAATTTCTTACAAAGTTGCCTCTTGCTATCATTTTTGATTACTCGTTTACTCGTATAAATTTGAACAGAAAATTATAAGTAATAGTAATTAAAAAAGACCCAAAAAATTAAGCAAAGAGCCAAATATCCCATCAAATCCAATATTTTTCCAAATAAAGTAGTTTAAAAATTATCCAATTATAAGTCTACAATTTTGAAATAAAGAGTTTATTTTAGTTAATTAGGCAAAAGATAGACCCAGGTATATTGGTCTATATTCTAGGTGTATTGGTCCAGAACATTGGTCCTATATCCCGGGTACATTGGTCCTATATCCCGGGTACATTGGTCCTATATCCCGGGCACATTGATCCTATTTCCCGGGTACATTGGTCCTATATCCCGGGTACATTGGTCCAAGATTTTTAAATTTTAAAAGTTTAAGAAGGAAAGCTTTATAAGGTATTAAGTTCAATTAATAATTATCCAATAAGGAGATGAATCAACAATGGCAACAAATAAAAAGAACCAGAAAATTATAGAAGCAATGAAAACATTTTTAGTAGATGAAAAAGATTTTCATATTGATCGGTGGGGTAATTGTGTAAATAAAGAAGGTAATAGACGATACAAATTTAGTGCTACTTCTTGTAGAATTGAAATAAAATTGTCTACTGGTAGATGGTATAAAGTAGGAGGCTATTACTATAAAGATATATGTACAATTGGAGATAATAATATAAATGATATAATAAGGAGATGAGTCAACAATGAACACACAAACTATGATCTGTATGCGCTGTGAAGCGTATGGTAATGAACAGGAATGTGGGATTAATTCTAGCATTCTTACAAACGGTAAATTACAAGGTTACAATTGTAAATTGCAGCGGTATTATGCGAATAAGAGGTGATGATAATGTCGTTAGAAGATGAATTAAATAGAATGCGTACTCAATGTATCCATTCTGACGAATTGGGTAATTGTACAATAAACGATCGGTCATGTCCATTCTTTGGTTGTGATTGCTCCCAATCATACGAGAATGGGGTGAAAGAAGCGAAAGAAAGAGGATTTGAAGGATTTAGATAAACCTGATTTGGATGATATACTTTGTATGGGTATAGAGTTAGAAGAATTAAATTTAATATGAATATAATTAAAATTAGTTTAATGATTATAAATTTAATAATAATAATGTGTATTATATTTATAATTCAGGATAATGGTACAATGATCCAAGATAATGGTACAATGATTCAGGATAATGGTACAATGGTCCAGGATAATAGTACAATAGTCCAGGATAATAGTACAATAGTCCAGGATAATAGTACAATAGTTCAGGATAAAATAGATCATAATAATACAAAAGTTAAAGGTAATAGAAGAAATAGACCAATTGAACCCGTTGAACCGGTTCCTGAGGCATCATCATTTATATTATTTTGTTTGGGATTAATTATATTATTGAGGTTTAATAAATGTTAACTATAATAAACATTCAATTTATTTCAATTAATGAAATTTTATATTATGGAATGTTTATAGCAATTTTTTTAATTATAAATCTTTCAATTAAAGAAATTTTTATTGAATCAAAAATTTGGAATAAATGGGCATTAAATTGTTTAAATATATGTAATATTACATTGTTTATTGTATTTTTGTTAATTATTATTTTTAAAATATTAATTATTGTTTGATTGATGTGATTGAAACTTTAAAAATTTAAAAAGGAAAGCTTTATAAGGTATTAAGTTCAATTAATAATTATCCGATAAGGAGATGAATCAAAAATGACAAACAATAATGTAATGGAAGTAGTTGAAGATTGTGTTTTTAGACTAAAAAAATCTTGAAACACAACTTGAAAAAGAAGGTAAAAATACTGAATATCTTGATAAAGCCGTCCGCAATCTCTATAATCATTTAATGCAATATGATTAGAATCTTAAAACTTTAAAAGTTTAAGAAGGAAACCTTTATAAGGTATTAAGTTCAATATAATATTATCCGATAAGGAGATGAATCAACAATGACAAATACAACAACAGAATTCCGAAAAGAGATACTGGATAAGATAGGGATATCGTATGACTATTATCCAGCATCAGAATCAACTGATAGACATTGCAGATGGGTTTGCACAGATATTAACTGTAATGGAGCATCTTATAAGAGTTTTCCAGCATTCTTAAAACATATCAACAGAAAACACGGGATATATTTTACAATCCTTAATTGGATGCGAAATGTATAAGGAGATGAACATAATGATAAACAACAAATATAAAACAGATATAAAGAACAGATATTCAGAATCAGCTATTCCAAACGCGTATGATGTAGAAGTACCATCTGGGAAGCCTATCTACATTACAGGAAAAGGAGCAGTATTTGGTTGTATGGATGCTGTAGATGCGTATGATATTACATGGAGTGCATCATGGGATGATATATGCAGAAATGCAGCACGCATGGATGAAGACCACGATTATGAGTGTGGATCAATTCGCTTAAAAAATGGTGTACATAAAGTCTTTATGACATGTACTGGTTATGTATATGTGGATGGGAGAGTATATTAACTCTTCTATTATTTATAATAATTATATAACAAGGAGATGAATCAAAAATGGCAAATAATAGTTGTGATACTGTATTAAGAGGCATATTTGGATATAATAGTCCAAATAGAAATGATTGTGGATATCCTGGTCGATATAATCACGAGGATTGTGCCAGGATGCATGGATGGGACATTGAGGGTGCTAATACTTGTGATTACCCCGATGGGTGTGAATGGTTCGAAACAGGGAAATGTCCTTTTTATAATAAGGAAAAAATGATTCAAGAAATGAAAGAATTATATAAAAAAGAGAATAAATAAAATGACACAAGATTTATATTTTTATCCAGATATGGCAATGGTAAAACCATTGAATTTTTGGGAAGATTTATATGGAACTGATAATTATTTTAATAAATGGAAATTAAAGAATCTTATAAATATTAATAATTTAGATATTTATAATATTCAAGAATATAAAAAATGTCCAATTAATGCTGTAGAAGGTTGTTATAGAGTAATAACAAATAATAATCAAATTATTAATTTATCTTATATTCCTTTTTGGGTATTTGATAAATTATCTATAAATTTTCCATATATTTATAATAGATGGTATTTAAATTTTTCAACAGCATTAATTTTATTAAAATTATTACATGGATATTCTATACCTGAAATAGGATATAAAGGCAATATAAGGAAAGAAGGTAGAATTATTAGAATCTTGTAACTTTAAAAGTTTAAGAAGGAAAGCTTTATAAGGTATTAAGTTTAATATAATATTATCTAATAAGGAGATGAACAACATGACAAATGATAAACAATTGTATACAGAACCTGAATATGAACCAGATGATGGATTAAAAGCCACTATATCTGCAGACAAAGAGTTAGATTACGCAGATTGGAGTATAAGGCAGACTATAGACTTTGAAGATGAATATATGCATAATGTATAAAATAGGGAAATATATTAATTTTCCTATTTTTATATTATAATAAGGAGATGAATCAAAAATGAAAAATAAATATGAAATTGAAAATAGAATTAAAGAAATAAATCAAGAAATAGATAGAAGATTAGCCAATAATTCACAATTTAATCGTAATATAATAAAACGGTTAATGAATGAACAAAGTATTTTAAAATGGGTTTTAGAAAAATAGGAAATGAATCAACAATGACAAACAATAATTGTGAAAAAAGAATAAAATATCTTAAAAAACTTATAATTTATTATTTAAATGAATTAAAAGATGCTGAAGAAATTAAAGTTAAATATATTCGACCACGATTATTTAAAGCATTAAAAAATTATGATTTTTTGAAAAAGGAGATGAATCAACAATGAAAATAATAAATAAAATAAAATATGAATTAAAAGAATTAAAAGATGATATTATATTTTATCTTGATCTTGAAAAACCAGATTTAGATAAAATTCCAACAATGAAAAGAGAAAAAGATATTGAATATATTCCACCGTTAGTTCAACTATCGGGAAAAGGAAAAGGAAAACGTATAATAATGAAAAGATAGAGGTATATAAATATGGATTATAAAATTAATTTTAAATCACATATTGGATATGTAGTAAATGTAAAAGATAAAATATTAACTAATAAAGAAATTGAACAAATTAAATTTGAATACAATATTACAAAAAATTTTATAATTAATCGTAAAATTCCAGGAATTAAACAAAAAAATATAATAATATCAATTGATAAAGATAATGCTATTTATAGTGAATTATTTAATAATAAATTTATTACTGATGTTTTTGTTGAACCAGAACAATTTAATCGATTTATAATTAATAAGGTTAATATAAAATATGATAATATTATGAATGAAATTTGTTCAATTAATATAATACAAGAAATAAATAAAAAATTAATTTTTTGGACATGGGTAAGTGACGGTTGTCCAAAAGATTGGGCAAAACAAAATATATTTGATAAAATAAGGAGGATTTGATAAATGAAAAATATAAAAAATAGATTAATAGAATTCCGTAAAAATATATTAAATGATGAAATTGAATTATATTATATAATGCAAGAAATTAGATATATGAGACAAGAATCAAAAGAAAATGATATTGATTTAAATAAATTGGAAGAAATTTCAAATTATTTAAAAAATATTCCTGAAATAATTGAAAATATTTATAAGGAGATTGATTAAAAATGAATTCAGAAATTGCAGAAATAATTGGTTATAGTGAAGGTTTTAGTGCTGGTTATAATAAAAGTCAAAGAGATATAATTGTACCAATAATATTAATGGAATTAATTTCATTTTCTATTGGTATAATTATTGGTATGATGGTATGATTAAAATGGATCTAAATGCTATATATGATGAATTAAAAAATGAATTTGATATTATAGACATATTAATAGTGTCAATATCATTTTTTATTGGTATAATTATTGGTATGATGGTATAAGTTATGAAATCAGAAAAATATATTGCTAAAAAAATAAATTATCCAGATAAATGGGATATTGAAAAATATCCGACTCTTTCATGTGTTTTATGTCAATTATTTGGAATGAGAGAGCCAGGAATGGTGGCGGATGGTGTGATTGAAATTTAAAAGTTTAAGAAGAAAAGCTTTATAAGGTATTAAGATCAATGTTATATTGTATAATTTAAAAAGGAGTTGAATAAGATGACCCAAACAAACAATGATGGAATCGGATTTACTGGACTATTGACAATATTATTTATTGGATTAAAATTGACAGGATATATTAATTGGTCGTGGATATGGGTTTTATTCCCTATTTGGATATCAATGATTATTGGTGCCATATTATTATTATTCGCTATAATATTAATAAGATAAATAAAAATGACCAAAAATCATAGCCAAAGTCCAATAAGACGATTAAAACTTTAAAAGTTTAAGAAGGAAAGATTTATAAGGTATTAAGATCAATGTTATATTGTACAACTTAAAAAGGAGTTAAACAATATGACCAGAAATCACAGCCAAAGTCCAATGAGACGATTGAAAGAGAAAATAAGACGCAGAGATCGCAAACATTATCATAAAACACATGTTTGTGAAATCTGCGGCGGTATATATGGGCAAAAGACTGAAATACATCATTTGTATTATAATAGTGAAAGGTATGATAAGGAGGCAATTGTGGAAGTTTGCACAACTTGCCACCTTTTAATCCATTCCGGAGATGATTAAAATGAATTTAAAAGAAATGAATAAAATTATTCAACGTGATCCGGCTTATACTGCTATATCACAGCTTGCAGATGTAATAAGTGCCTATAATCCAGATGAGGAATGGACTGATATTAGAAATAGGATTCAGACATTAATAAAAGTTGAATTATTAAAAGGTGAAGTAATTAAAGGTGATTAAAATGGATACAAGTGATATAAATGATATAATTATACCAATAGTATTAATGGAATTTGTTACATTTACTATGGGTATAATTATTGGAATAATAATAAGATAATTGGATATTAAAACTTTAAAAGTTGAAAAGAGAAAGCTTTATAAGGTATTAAGTTCAATGTTATATTGTAAAAATCAAAGGTGATTAAAATGGATCTAAATGATATATATGATGAACTAAAAAATGAATTTGAAATTACAGATGATAATGTGCGAGATTATCGTTATGTAATGTCACATAGAGATCAATATTCAGAAATAGTTCGTGAACAAGCACGAATTGTGATTGAATCAATTAATCTTGGTCAATCAATGATGTCGATGGGTCAATTAATGACTGAGTTGTATAATGCAACTCATAAACAAGATAGTTTTGGGACTATTCATGAACTTCCAGGACGTGTTTATTTCCTGGAAGCGGCAAAAGTGGCCGGAAAGGCTATAGAGACAATTAAATCAATTAATGAAGTCGCTGAACAGTTTGCACAAACCCAGGTTTCTTGTAATGAAACTTGTGATATGTCTTATGTATAGGAGATGAATAAAAATGATGTGTATTAAAAAAGGAATTATGAGATTATGTAATGAACGTCAAATGTCGCCAATGATAAAATTCTTAAATGGATGTAATGGATGCAGATATAAAATAAGAGATGATAATGATGATGAGTAAAGAAGATTTTGAAGTAATGATTGATGAGTTTGGATATGTTCTTGATCCATCTTACCAAGTTTTTACTGAAAAAGATGGATATGAAACATATAAAAGAGAATATAAAGGTGATTCAAAATGAAAGCACAAGATTTTGTAAAAGAATGTAAAAAAGTTTATGGGAAACCAATTCCGGAAAATAAAAATGCAATGGAAGTTATTGCACAACATATTGATATTAAGACAGTGAAGGGATGGTCCTGGACTAATATGGGTAAAAGTTGGGGAATTGCAGAAGCAGAACTTTTAAAGACACATAAGAAAGAAATAGGTTCTTTAAGAGTTCTATGGTACAGATCATTTAAACAGTATGCCCAGAATGTTATGAAAGGTAATGTTGACTTAGATAAAGCCAACATGTTACTTTCTACGGGTCTTTCAGCGCTTGTTCGTGAAGGATATCAATATTCAGATTTTGCAGTAGAAGATGCTGCCTATTGTGCCGAATTTGATGAATCACACATTAAAAATCTTAATGCTGTATTATTTGTTGAAAAAAGTTCCGAATTTCCTAAATTTAAGCGATCGTGTGAAATTTTGGGAATTAAAGCATTAGTACAGGGATCTGGTCGGCCTAATTTTAGTACTTCGGAATATATATATAAACATTATTTCGAAGGAAAAATAACAGAAAACACACCTCTTCGTACGCTAATTCTCACAGATGAGGATTATGATGGAAGATTGCCGATAGCAGAAGGATTTAAAAAACAAATGATTCATTATGCTAAATATGTAAAATCGGCACGTGTGGGTATTTGTATGAGCCAAATACCTGAAAAGAGACGAAATGTAAAAGATGCATTATATGAAGTAAAACAAGATAATAAAAATCGTCCAAAGGCAGAATGGATGGCTGAAAATCTGGTTAAAGACCCCAAAACTGGTCGTTATCTTGGGGCTGAGGTTGAAGCGAATCCGTTTTCGTTTTATTATCCTCTTATATGGGATGCTTTAAAACGGACTGGAATCACATATAATAATCTTGTAGAAGCCAGATATCAAAATATACAGCCAAATAAAGACCAAGTTGCAAAACAAGTAGCTGAAAAACTTCTTAAAGATGAATTAAAAGAAATTGATGAAGAAATAAGAAGATTGCAAAATCTCCGAAACCAAAAAATAAATGATAAAAAGAATGAAATATTACCTATTGTTAAAGAAGAAGGTAATAAAGAAGATTATATTTATTTCCAAAAGGCAAAAAGTGAAGATTCAATTGTTAATGCTCTTAAGAATCAAAGATCGTGGTCTGGAGGGCTAAAAGTACGTGAACAATTTAATGAACTTGTAAAAAGAGTTATAAATCGAGTAACAAGGAAAGATTTATAAGGTATTAGAACTAATAATTAATTATAACAAAAGGAGATGAATTAAAAATGACAAACAATAATACATCAAATGGAAGAAGTCTTTGGGATATTGGAATTGAGGAACCAAGTGTTCCTATTTTGTGTAAGTGCGGATACAAACGGAAAATTGGTAGAAATGGAAGAAAAGAAGCCTCATTTTTTTATGATGAGACTACTGGTGAATTTATTTGCGGTGGATGTGGACTGGTCAGAAGGGTTTAATTATGCCAAAAACAAGATATTGTGTTATTTGTGGAGCAGAAATAAAAACTTCTGCTCTCAAATATTGTTCTGACGAATGTCGCGAAATCGGAAAATTAAATAATGCCAAAAAATGGTATAAAAATAATAAAGATAAAGTAAAAAAATATAATTCAAAGTATTATAATGAAAATAAAGAAAGACAGAAAGCAGTTGCACAATTATATTATTTAAGACATCAAGAAGAATGTAAAATGCGTGCTCAAGAGTACTATAGGGACCATTCATCACAATGGCAGATTTATAATAAATATAATAAGCAATCAAGAGTTGGAACAGGTTATTTAGGGCCTCATGCATCTAAAAATTGGGAAGAGGAACTTAAAAAATTAGAGAAAGAAAAGAGGCGATTGAATCTTTATTAATAATAATTATATATTGAGGATAATGATTTAAATGACAAAAATAATAATAAAAAAATTATGGGAAAATAGTAAATGTTTTAAAAAATTTTGGAAGAGTTATTTTTATATGTTAATTCATCCAAATAAATGTTTAAAACTACTTAATTTTGCTATAAAGGTATTAAAAAATTATAATATAGAATATAAAAAGGAGAATTTATAAAAATGGTAAAAAAAGCTTGGGAACAATTAGAAAATGAAAGCGATGAAGATTATGAAATATTTCTTGATTATGTTTCTTTAGGACCATCTCGATCAATATATACAATGCTTGAATTTTTACAATATAAAGATTTAAAAAGTAGTATATATCGGATGAAATTCGTTAATGATTGGGAATCAAGAGCCAATGCGTATGATCGATATTTATTTGAACAAGATGAGTTAAAAGCCAATGAAGAAATGCAATTTATTCGAATTAAACAGAAAAAATTAGCAAAAGTAATGGCAATTTTAGGTCAAAAGAAAATTCAAAAAATATTAAAATCAGAAGACGAAATTGATGAAATGTCATTAAAAGATTGTATTTCTTTAATTGATAAAGCTACAAAGCTTGAAATGCTTTTAACTAATCAACCATCAGAAATTATTAAAAATGAGACTGATATGAAGATTGAAGTTGAGGAAATAGATCCAGAATTACTTAAAAAATTAGGAAAAGAAATTACAAATGGAGATACCAGTTAAACAGTTATTAAAATATAGTCCACATTATTTTATTAATAAAATATATGGTTATAGGACTGATGGAATTCATGGAAAGATCATAGATCATCTTGAAAATGCCAAAAATGCTTTAGTTTTACTTCCAAGAGGTCATGGGAAGTCTAAAATGCTCCAAGGTTATATTACTTGGTTAATTGTCAATGATCCAAATTTACGTGTAATATTAGCTTCAGAATCAGATAAAAAAGCAATGGTATTTCTTCGATCTATTAGAAATACAATTGAATATAATCCAATTATTAAAAAATATTATGGAAGTTTAAAAGGAATTCCTTGGTCTGATCATGAGATTGAATTAAGTTCAAGGACTGAACATCATACAGAACCAACTCTTATGTCTGTCGGTTCTGGTTCTGGACAAATCACAGGACTCCATTCAACTCATTTATATCTCGATGATCTTGTTTCTTTTGCTTCAGCTCGTTCACAATCACAACGTGAAAAGGATTTAGATTGGTATAAAACCAGTTTAATGCCCGTTCCGCTTGCTAATTCTAAAATAGGAGTCTTAGGCACAAGGTACCATCCATCGGACCTCTATCAGTTTCTTATTGATGATTTAAAGTATTCTGTGCTTAAAATGCCGGCAATCGATCCTGAAACTGGAAAAGGTTTGTGTGAATGGCTCTATCCATTAAAAAAATTAGAACAAAAAAGAGAAGAATTAGGATCTATTATATGGAATCTTCAATATATGAATGATGTTAGTTTACTTCAAGAAGGAAATATATTTAAATATGAATTTTTTAAATTTTATGATTCATTATTAAAAAAAGATGAAATTATTATAAATCGAGATAATAAATCTATAAAAATAAAAAAAATTCATATAGGTGTAGATCCTGCTATATCTCAAAAAGATTCTGCTGATTTTTCAGTATTATGTGTTGTTGGTAAAGGTGAAGATAATAAATTATATATTCTTGATATAAAAAGAGGTCATTGGACTTTTACACAACAAAAAGAGAAAATTATTGAAATGAATGAAATATGGAATCCACAAAAGATTTTAATTGAAGATGTAGCTTACCAGAAAGCTCTAATTCAGGAATTACAATCTATTGGTGGGTTACCAATAAAGGGAATTAAACCAGTAGGCGATAAAATATCTCGTGCAATGGCTTTTTCACCTTGGATTGAAAATGGAAATTTATTTTTTCATAAAAAATATCAACAAGATTTAATTGATGAGTTGCTTCTTTTCCCCGATTCTGTTCACGATGATATGGTAGATGCTCTTGGATATGCAATAAATGGTTTTAAAACCCAAGTAATTGATCCAATTATTATTTCAATATAAAGTACAATTTTCTTAATTAATAATAATTATATATTGAAGGATAAAAATAGAGTCAGGTCCAATTGGATACAGCCAATGTGCATATAAAATATCTCTAAAAAATTATCCTTAAAAAGGTTATAAATATGATTGAAGTAGAAATAAAATCTCCACATAAAATTAATATTGATCGTCGTGATTTAGATTTTGAAAAACTCGAAATAGATCCAAAAATTTTAAAAAAATTAAAGAGAAAAATAAATAGAAAAAGATAGATAAACGGAGTTATAAATAAAATGAATATTATTGAAAAAATTTGGGTTGGATTAAAAAGATTATTTTTTGGTTATACAACCTATTTTAAGATTTATCAAAATTCTTGTGCCTTAAATGGTGTTTCTTTTGTTTCTATTTTTCAAAAAATTTTTGATTATCCAGTTTCAATTGTTGCAATTGAATTTTTAATGGAAAAAGATATTAAAGCATATTATAGATTTTTAGTTAATGGTGAAAAAATATTTCCATTCGGAGATAAAAATGAAATTGAAAATGGAGTAAATCGAGCTCTAATTACAGTTAATATTGCTGCTGGTGAACGATTTTCAATAGAAGTTTGTGGCGATAATCCAACACAAAAAAATGTAATTATATTGAATGAATTGGATGTTATTGAAAAGAGGTGAATTTTAAATGGCAAATAATGGATATAATTATCTTATTAACCCACAACTTGGGTCTTTAATGGCAACAACAGTTTATCAATCTCAAGTTGCTCCTGTTCAATATATTTTAGATCCTCCAAATCCGACTCATAAAGCCACATTTACCAGAGATTTTTATATTAATCCTGTTTTTGGTCGTCCAAGACTTGGAATCGATTATGGGGAATTAGAACAATATGAAAATAATGTTTATGTTCGAATGGTAATATCACATATTATTGATTCAGTATTACAAACAAAATTTAATATTATACCAATAAAAGAAGAAGAAGATATTTCTAATGATTTACAAAATAAAATAGATGATGCAATTGATTTTTTTAGTTCCAGAAAATGGATGGAAGATTATCAAGTAACAATGAAAAGAATGCTTCCAGATCTCTTAATGTATGATGCAGGAGTATTAATTCTTGTTTTTCCAGAAGAATGTTATAATAAAGAAACTGGTGAATTAAAACCAAATAATAAAATTCCACCAATAGAAATGATGAGCCGTGATGGTCGAAGTTTTCTTGCAGATTCAGATCCATTCGGTAAAATTTATCGTTATTGGCAGTATTCTTTTACAAATGTACAAGCAAGACCAATTCCATTTCAAAAAGATGAAATTATTTATCTTATGATGCGTCCACAGAGCCGATCATTATATGGCACAGCGCCATTGCAAATTATAAAAGATATTGCTGATTATCTTACTGCAAGTATAGCAGCACAAAGAAAATATTATGAAAATAATTTTCCAATTTCTGGTATGATATCACATGATGATATTACAGATCCAGAAGAACTTAGAAAAAGAGCACAATTATATAAACAACAATTAAAAGGTGAAAATAATACTGGTAAATGGCTTATAACATCTGGTGGTACAAAAGTAATGCCTTTGCAGATATCAGCACAAAATATGCAATGGCTCCAATCAGCAGAATATTTTCAAAAATTAATTTTTGCATTATTTAAAATAGCACCATCAGAGCTTGGTTTTACAGATCGTATTAATCGTGCTACTGCAATTACACAATCACAAAATTACAAACAAAATGGAGTACGTGTAATTCTTTCACTTATAGAAAATTATTTTAATCGAGAAATTATTTGGAAATATTATTCTAAAGATATACAATTTAAATTTGATACATCACTTGATCTTCAAGATAAGAAAATTCAAACTGATATAGATCACATTCAAATTACTGATGGAACTATAACAGTAAATGAAATTAGAAAACGGGAAGGTAAAAAAGAGTATGAAGATAAAGAATTTAATAGTCCATTTGCTCAATTAGTAATGCAACAAAAAATAATGCAGGCTGGAATGGGTGGTCCAGGAGAACCAGAATTTGGTTCAGAAGAACCAGAATATGGATCAGAAGAACCAGAACCTGGTTCAGAAGAATCAGAAACAAAGGAAACTGAATTAGAACATTCATATAATAAAGCAGTTTCTGTTAATGCAATTTCTGGTGAATCTGGATATGCATTTATTCCAACAGTCATTGATAATGAAAAAAAAACTATTAATGAAATTAAAAAATGGAATAAAAATCAACAAAAAATTCTTGAAGATGAATTAAAACGGTTATATAATGATAGAGATTAATTTATTAAATTTATCAAAAGATGAACGTGGAACTCACGAAGGTTATGTAACAGTTCATCGACAAGGTAAAGTATTTCAGCGTAAGCAAAGACTTGGGCAAAAGAAAGTTGAATCAAATAAAGATAAATATATTAATTCATTAAAAGATGTTGAATTATGGATTAATAATAATCCTAATAGGAAAGAAGATATAAATAATGTAATTAATTATTGTAAATCAGGATATGAACATATAAATAAAACAATGCGACGTATTCCAGATAATATATTTAATTCATATTTACCACCAGAAGATATTCAATCAATATCTAATTTTTTACATGATGCACCAAAATTTAATGGTATTGTTTATAGAGGAGTTTCTATTAATAATAAAATTGAATTTGATAAATTTATGCAAGAAATTAAAAAAGGTATAATTCAAATAAAACCTTTTACATCTACAACAATAAATCAAAAATTATCAAAAGCATTCGCATATCTTTATCCACGAAATACTCCACCAATATATATGGAAATTAAAAGTAAAAATGGAGTTGTAGTTAGTGGTTTATCTCATTTTTCATCTGAAGATGAAGTATTATTTGATTATGGTACAAAATTTAAAGTTATAGATTATAATATAAATCAAAATGAAATAAATATTAAATTAGAGGAAATATAATGGATCAAAAAAAATTTGTTGGGCAATTTGAAGATTTTATATTTATTAATAAAGAAAATAAAGATAAAGATGATTGAAATTAATTTATTAAATTTATTAAAAGATGAACGTGGAATACATGAAGGATATGTAACAGTTCATCGTCAAGGTAAAATATTTCAACGTAAACAGCGGCTTGGTAGAAAAGAAGAAAATAGGAAAGAAAAATTATTTGTTAAAAAAGAATATCAAAAATATTATGATTCTTTAGATTTCAGTGATGAATTAAATAAATATTCAAATAAATTTAAAGAAATAGGAATTGATTGGGATTGGACAAATTTATTTCAAACATGGAAAGATATTGGATTTAAAGATCATCAAATTCATGTGCCTGTTGAACTTACAAAAGGTGCAATAGAATTTAAAAATATGTTTGATGATATTACATTTTATGCTGGAAATATAAAAGATAATTCAGTTAAAGAAAGTGTTGAAAAATTTTTTGATAATCCACAGTTTATAGATTCTGTTAAATTACAAATAGCAATAAATGAATTAACTGGAAAAAATTTAGATACACATTTACCAAATGATATTGATATTGAAAAATTAAAAGATACTCTTAAAGAAAAAGCATTAGATAAAAATTATTTACAAAAAGTTATTGCAATGAAAAAATTTATTGATCAAGTTATAGATAAAATGTTTCCAAATACAGATAATATAAAATTATATCGTGGAATTAAAGAAAATAGAGCTGAAAAAATTAAAGAAACATTAAATAAAGATGGAAAATGTAAAGTAGAATTAGCATCTTTATCATCATGGTCAGAACGTTTTAATATTGCAAAAGCCTTTGCAATGAAGGATGGAATAATTATTAGACACTCATTTCCAAAAAAAGATATTTGGTTATTTTGGGGTTTATCTGATATATTCAGTGAAAGAGAATTTACAATATCTTCAAATCCTATTACTATTTATAAAGATGATGTATCATTTGGTGATGAATTATGAAAAAAATAAAAACTATTAAAATTGATGATGAAGCAATTAATCGTAATTGGTTACGAAAAAATATGAGGTTGGAGAATGATAAAGAAAATTAATAATAAATTTTGTACAATTCATTGTCATGGAAAAGATAAAGGTAAAATAATATCATGTTTTCCAACTAAAAAAGAAGCATTAGCACAACATAAGGCTATTATGGTGAATAAAATAGAAATTAATTTAAATTTATTAAAAGATGAACGAGGAACTCATGAAGGTTATGTAACAGTTCATCGTCAAGGAAAAACATTTCAACGTAAGCAGAGACTTGGTCAAAAAGAAAAAGAAAAAAATAATAAGAATACTTTTATAATTCAAGGATTAAATGAATTTAATCAAAAATTAGATATAACAGATAAATATGATGTTGATTTAGAAACATTAAAATCTAATTCAGTAAAATTAAAAATTGGTAATGATGAAGTTTATATTAGTCGTGAGACAGGTTATTTTCCAAAATCTGGAGGTAATGTTACATATTTTACAGGAAAAGTTGTAATTGGTAAAAAAGAATGGTTTGGTAAAGATATTAAAGAAATACCAGAAATTATAGAAACTATAAATAATCATTATAATCAATTAGAAAAAATTAAAACTGGTGGAAATTTTAAAAATGCTAAATTAACAGAAGATAATAATATTATAAGTAGTGCTTTAGAATCATATAAAAGTACAATAGGAACATCATTTTATTTAAATGAATTAACAGAAGCATATTTAAATAATAATGAAACTAAAATTCCAAATTTAGATAATAAATTAGAAAGAGAATATAATGAATTAAAAAAATATGCTGAAAAATATAAAGATGATCATGCTTATGTTGAAGCTATTAATGAAAGAATAAAAGAAATAGAAAATAATAAATTATATAATAAAATTCAATTAATTGGTGATCATGAAAATTTAATAAATAAATTAAATCAAAATGCAGTTAATCAATTTTATTCAGAAGTAAATAGAACACAAAAAGATCTTAAAAAACGATTTAAGAATAAAGATACTATAACATTATATCGTGGAGTCCAAGGAGATTATGCAGATCTTATTAAATCAGAATTAAAAAAAGATGAAAATATTATGGTAGATTGTTATGTTACATCATCATGGACATCTGATAAATCAATTGCACGTGATTTTGCAGCAAAAGGTGAAGGAGTTATTATTAAAAAAGAAATTCCAATTAAAGATATATTATTTAGTTATTTTACTTCACCTTATATTCGTATGACAGATTATCAATTTGGTGGTAATGCAGAATATGAATTTATTGTTGCAAATAAAGATAAAAAAATTAAAATAAATCGTGAGGATATAGTAGAATGAAATTATTACCAAATATTGATGAAGATAAAGAAAATAAATTTTGGATGAAAAAATCTAAAAATAAAAATTAAGGAGATGATTAAAATGTTAAATACTACTATAGGAAAAAAATTATTAAAATTTGTAAAAAGTGAACGTGGAACACATGAAGAATATGTAACAGTTCATAGGCAAGGTAAAATTTTCCAACGAAAACAGCGAGTTGGACGAAAAGAAGTAAATAATAATAAAGATATTAATAAAATGTCTGATGAAGAAATTAAAGATGCATTTCTTAAAGGTAAACCATTACCATTAACAGTTGATAAAATTGAAAAACCAGATCGTAAACATATTACAATACATTTTAAAGAACCGGGATGGAGAGTTTATATTGTTACACATAGTATAAGAAAAGAAAAATCAAATAAAAATAATAGAATTGTTTCACAAAGAAAATATTATAAAAATACAACAATGACTCTTCAAAAAGATAAAACAACAGTAGCACAATATTACCCAAATGCAATACGAGTAGAATCTGGTGATAAAGAAGCAGAAGCAAAACTTGAACGAAGATCAAATTTAATTGCAAAACGAATTAAAAATTCATTTGGAGTAGATTTAGATTATGATAGTGAAGGTCATGTATTTAGACTTAAAAATGAAAAATCAAATGAACCAAAAATAGATCATAAAGAAGAAGAAAAAATAGATACATCTGATGCAATGAAAATTAAAGATGAATTAATGTCATTTATTAAAAATAAAAAAGTTAATGACTTATTTGATAAACCAGAAATTGGATATAAATATGTTAAACAAATAATGGGAGTTAAAGATAAAGTATTATCTCATGTTGCCGAAAAAGATATTTTTGGTGAATATTCAGATGCTTCTATTGGATTTGAGGCTGGTAGACGAATTATGGAATTACCAAAAGAAGATGCATATAATTATATAAAAGATCCAAATAATAAAAGTAAAATTGCAAAACTTTTTAATACATTTGTAAAAGAAGCAAAAATATGAACATGATTGAAATTAATTTAAATCTATTAAAAAATGAACGAGGAACTCATGAAGGTTATGTAACAGTTCATCGTCAAGGTAAAATATTTCAACGTAAACAAAGACTTGGTCGAAAAAAAGAAACTGGTAAAGGAGTTATTATATCATTAAATGAAATTGATATTTTAAAAACTGAAGCACCAATTGAATTTCCAATACTTTCATCAGAAACAGAATCAATAACAAAATCTTTAAATAATGCAACAAATTTAAAGGATCAAATTAATATTTTATTAAAAGAAAGACAAAAATCATTTGGAACAAAAAATATTAAAATAATTGATAAATTAATTGATTCACATTTAGGTAAAGTATTAGGGTCACGAGAAATGTATGATAAAATTATTACATCAATAGATCAAAAAAAATTTGAAGTTTTTTATGGTGATGTTAATAAAGTATCAAAAGGAAATATGACACAACTTAATAAATTTATAAATACAAAAATAAATAAAAATATAATTTTATCAAATGTAAAATTAAATGTAACACCAGATGAATATGTAGGTGCATATTACAATGGAGTTAATACAATATTTGTTGGTGCAGGTACAATGAATATGGCATCAATTATACATGAATTTGGACATCATCTTGAAGATTCAAATCGTAAAATTAAAGAAAAAATATTAAATTTTTTTAGAGATAGAACTAAAAATCAATCTCCTAAACGGATATCAAAAAGAGGTCAATCATACGAAATAATTCCAGATAAATTTTTAGATCCATATATGGGTAGATTATATTATGATGGAGCAACTGAAATTTTAAGTTTAGGATTGGAATTTATATCTTCACCAAAAAAATATTATAAATTAATGGTTAAAGATCCTGAATATTTTTCTTTAATTATGGATATTATTAGAGGTCAATTATGAAATATATTATTTTAAAAAATAATCAAGAAATTGGAGAATATATAATAAATAAAAAAATTTATTTTAAGCCAAAAATAAAAAATAATAAATATGTAAATTATTTACAAAATTATATAAATGAAATTGTAGAATTATATTCTATAAAAAAATGTCATATAATTGAAAGTGATTTTGTAAATGAACCAGAAATATTTATACATAAATTATTTCTTTTAAAAAAAGAAGGCTATACTATAAAACAAAAATATAATGAGGTAAATTAAAATGACAACACAATGGAATATAATTAGTCAATTTAGTAAAAATGAAGTAAGAATGATAACACCAATTACTGGTATAACAACAAATAATTATGTGAATATTGTTGATCTTGATGTTAGATGGCTCAGTGATACTACAATTACAATTTCAAATGAAGGTGGAACAAATGAAATGGATTATAAAGTAATTGTATATAATAGTTATACTGATGGAATTGGATATACAACATCAACAAATACAATTGCTATAAATGATGAAGTCCAAATTGTTCTTAATCGTCATGCAAGAATAAAAATTCAAGTTAAATCAACAATTGCAGATAGTCATACTAATTATCAAATTGATGTTATTAGTGGTCGATAATTAGTTTTTCTTTTTTTTATTAATAATAATTATTTATTGAGGTAAAAATGTAATTAATCAAAGGACATTGTTTCGTGCACGATGGAAAGTAATTTCATTAACAAGATGAAAGTATTTGAAATTATAAATAAGAAATTAGAAAAATATTTGATTAATAAGAAGAAATTTAAAATTAAATGATTGAAATAAACCTAACAAAACTAGAACATGGATTAAGAAAAGAAAAAGTACCAGTTCATAGAAAAAGTGGTGTTACCTATGAATATAGAAGAGTTGGTAGAAAAAAGACAGAAAATATACAACAAAAATAAAAAAAAATAGTTTCTGATTATGAAAACATGATACGTGATCAAACATTTGAATCATGTGGTGCATTCGATATCAATGGAAATTTTATATTATATAAGAATGGTGAAAAAGATCGTATTAATTTTACATTAGAAGAGATGACCAAGCTCAAAGGTGTTATATTTACTCATAATCATCCAAATGGAGGCTCTTTTTCAAAAGAAGATATAAAATTTGCATGTCAGGCAGGAATAAAAGAATTACGGGTAATAACACCACAGTTAAAAGGAAAAACATACATTTTACGAATGAAAGATAGGTCTAATATGTCTTTAGAAATATGGAATAAAATAGAACTTTCTTTCAATAAAAATAATAAAAAACTACAGGATGAATTTATTAACAAAATACAATCTGGTGATATGACTATTGATGAAGCAAATACAAAGCATTATGATGAATTATGGTTTCGTGTTGCAAAAAATATACCAGAAATAGAATATATTAGTGATTAAAATGAATAAATATACTTTAGATGATCGAGAATTGAATATTAAAATTTACAGTCCAACATGTTTCTATTGTAAGTATCTTATATCTTTAGAAAATCGTACATGTGAAGCATTCCCGAATAGAATTCCAATAGAAATATGGAATGGTGATAATGACCATATAAAGCCATACAAAGGTGATAATGGTATCCAGTTTAAGAAAAAATCATAATTATCATATTGTATTAGAGTAAATTTTTGATAAGAAATATATAATAAAAGATCCAAATAATAAAAAATAAAATATAATAATTATTTATTGAGGTAAAGAATGCAAAATCTTTTAAAAATAGAACTTTCACTTATAGAAAAAATTATTGAAACTATAGGATTCGAAGAATTTGAAAAAATTCTTACAGAAAAAATAATTAATACTTTTATAGATAGTTATAATGAAACAAATAAATATTATAATTTTACTAATTCAAAACCAGATCCTGAAGCATTAGAATATTTACATAATCGTGAAATTATTCTTTCTGATAAAATAATGGCAAGATTAAAGGGTAATTTATCATTAGAATTATTAGAAGGAATTCAAAATAAAGAATCAATTACTCAAATTAAAAAAAGATTATCAACTATTTTTGAACGAATGCAAGATTTTGAACTTGAAAGAATAGCACGAACTGAATTATTAACTGCAATGAATGCGGGCAGACATAGTGCTTATGAAAAATCTGGTATTGTTAAATTCAAAATGTGGAAAGCAGCAATGAATAATAAACGTACTGCTGCTGATAGTAAAAGATTAAATGGACAAATTCAAAAGTTAAATGATCCATTTATAGATCCAAAAACTAATGAAAAATTCATGTATCCACCTAATCGTCCTCAATGTCGTTGTACAATAATTCCTTTGCGAGAACTTCCTGAAATAATACATAAAAATGGTTTAATGTATGTTGCTGATTCAATTTCAAAAATAGAAGTAAATTTATCATTAGAAAAAAACGAACGTGGAACTCATGAAGGTTATGTAACAGTTCATCGTCAAGGTAAGATATTTCAAAGAAAACAAAGACTTGGTAGAAAGGAAGAAGAAAAACCAGCAGATTGGATAAATATAATTGGTGATTTTGAAATTGATAAAAAAATTTATTTTGTAAAAAAAGATTTTGAAAAAGCCTTTGAAAAAGAAAAAGATATTAATATTGCTATTCAAAATGTAATAGGATCACAAAAAGATCAAATAAATTATGGTCTTGAATTTTATTCAAAAAATATTAATGATGTTGTATTTGTAAAAAATGAAATGATTAATTTATCATCAAAAATTTCAGATTCATTAAAACCTTTAATTGGAAAAATAAATATAATTTTGAGTAATGAAAAAGGAAGATCATATTCTACTGAAGATACAATTGTATTAAAAGAAGGATATTTAAATGCAACATTAGGACATGAATTGGGACATATAATAGAAAATAATAGTAAAAAAATTCATAATATTTTAGTAAAATTTTTTAATAATAAAACTAAAAATAATGAAACTGAATTTTTAAAGGATTTATTTCCAGATATTCCTTATAATAAATATGAAATTGTAAAAAAAGATAAATTTATTCATCCATATATAGGAAAAATTTATCCATATTTAAGATCAACAGAAATACTTTCAATGGGGTTTCAGTATTTAAATAATAAAAATACTGCTAAATTATTATTAGAAAAAGATCCTGAACATTTTTATTTAACACTTGCAATAATAGCTGGGAGGATATAATGGATAAAAATTTTTACTCAATTTATAAAAATGATGATAAATGGATTCGAATTGATGGTAAAGGTATAAATTCAGAAAATTGTCAAAATATCCATTGGACTTCGAGTTCAAATGCCGAAAAAGATTTAATTTATCTTTTAAAATTTCCTTTTGGTTATACTCATTTAGGATTTATAAAATTTTCAGATTATAAAAATAATATGTTAATTCAAATTCAAAGAATAGCTTATATAATTCCATTAGGGTATAAATATTCAGAATCATTTATAGGTGATAAAATAGAAAAAATAGAATTAAATTTACAAGATTTAAATAAAAGAGAAATAAATGTTAAAGGTTTTAGAGATAAAAAAGGATTCTATCATAAACCACATAAACGAAATATTAAAGATATACCTAAAAAAGAATATACATCAATGATGCCATATAATGTAAAAGAAGTAATTAGTTTAAATGATTTTGGAATTGTGGGCGGTATTCATGATGCAGATTCACATATTATAAAATTTAAAGATGGTTCAACAGCAATATATAAAGTAATGAATAAAGGTGAAATTATTGGTGAAACATCAACATATAATATTTCAAAAAAAATTTTAAATTGGGATATTGTACCTGAAACTATTGAAGGAAACTTTGGAAAAGGTAATGGTTCTTGTCAAAAAATGATAGATGGTGTAGAACCTTATGCAGGATATGATGGTAATAATACAAGAATTTATAGAAAACATTTTGATGATTTGGCAAAAATATTTGTATTAGATATGTTTTTAGGAAATCCCGATCGACATGAAGCCAATGTTATTATTGATGATATAAATAAATGTTGGGCAATTGATAATGAATTTATTGGTACACCAAGAGCCCCTGAAAAATTCATAAGTGCTTTAGATTCAGTGTGTGGATTATCATCTGAATTTAATTATAATTCTATGGTATTATGGCTTAATAAAAATTTAGATAGAAATGATTTTTTAGAATTTAGAAAATATGTACTTAAAAATATAAAGGAAGTTTTAAATAAAAAAGAAGAAATTTTAAATTATTATAATAAATATATTAATGATTCAACAATTACTATTGATATTCGACCAATAAAAGATGTAATATCAAATATAAAAAATAATCTTGAATTTATGGAGAGAATAAAATGACAATAATTGAATTAAACCTTTTAAATTTAAATAAAAAAGAAATAAATGTAAAAGGATTTATTGATAAGAAAGGATTTATACATAAACCTCATAAAAGAAATATTAAAGATATACCTAAAAATGAAGAAGAAAAAAAATTTTTAATGATTCCTAAAAATGTGGAAAAAATTTTAACATCAAGTGAATTAGGAATTTCTGGCGTAACTCATAAAAAAGAAACATATATAATTAAATTTAAAAATAATTTTAATGCAATATATAAAACAATGAAAAAGAAAGAAATTATAGGTGAAGTAACTACTTATGATATTTCAAAAAAATTAAATTGGAATATTGTACCTGAAACTGTTGAAAATGATTTTGGAAAAGGTAATGGTTCTTGTCAAAAAATGATTGATGGTGTAGAACCTTATTCTGGATATGATGATAAAGATAATTATATTAAAATAAATAAAAATCATTTTGATGATTTATCAAAAATATTTGTATTAGATATGATTACTGGTAATTATGATCGTCATGATGCAAATGTTATTATTGATAAAAATAATAAATGTTGGGCAATTGATAATGAAGATTTTGGAAATCCTGATACTGCTAAAGAATTTATAAAAGTTTTAGATTCAATGTGTGGATTATCATCTGAATCTGATTATAATCCAATGATAGTATGGCTTAAAAAAAATTTAGATAAAAATGATTTTTTAGAATTTAGAAAATATATACTTAAAAATATAAAAGAAGTTATTGATAATGAAGATAAAATTTCTAAATTATTACATTCTAAAGATTTAGATTTATCAATAATATTAAATATTATAAATAATATTGAATTTATGAAAACAATTAAATAAAATTTATAGGAGGTAATATAAATGACAATAATAATATATAGACTTACACCTAAAAAAGCAATTGAAATTGATAGATGGAATAATGGAAATTTTAATGGAATATTTAAAGATTTAAAACTGAATAAAGATGAAGTTATTAAAAAATTTAATAGAGGTTATTATAGAACAAGTGAAATTTAAATGGAGATAGAAAATGAAAATAGAAATATCATTATTAAATCTTGCAAAAGCAAAAAGTCGTAAAAAAATTTATGTACCTGCTTCACCAAAACATAAGGCATATTGGCGTGAAGCAGAAGTTGGTCATGATGATGAACTTTTTGTTAATAAATCAAAAATTATGAAAATTTCAAAAAATGATATTTTTATATTTGCTAATGCAGCATTTCCAAATATTCCAACAACAGAATCAAAAAATTTTTCAAAATTTGTAACAAAAGAAGGTCTTAATATAGAACAAGGTCTTTTAGATTTTATAAAAAAAATACAAAGTGGAAAAATTTTAAAAACAGAAGAAGAAATAAATGCATATAAATATATTGAAAAAAATTTTTTACCATTAACTTATATTTCTAAAGAAAAATATGAAGAATATGTGAAAAAATCAATTAAAAATGAATTAAAACGTTCACATGTTGAAACAAAAGATTTAGATAATGGTGATTTACAAATTAAAATTAATAATAAAGAAATTTTAGTAAATTTTAAAGATAATAAAATGTTTATTGGAGATTATTTTATATCTCTTGATGATCCTTGTATGTTTTCTGGTAAATCACCATCTGTAAAAGAAAGTAATGCTGGTGAAAAAATAAAAATAGTAACAAATTTTTATCCTGATAATCTTATAAAAGCATTTTGTCATTCAACTGCTACTATAGAATCAAATAAAAATTTATTATTAGAACGTATAAAAAAAGAAGTACAAAAACCTAATGAATTAATAGAAAATAAACCAAAAACAATTTTTTCAAAAATAGAAGATGAAATACCTCGTGAAGAAAGTTATTTAATTGAAAGAGCACAAAATATTACTGACTTGTGGTATAATGAATATGGACTTGGGATGAATAAAGTTGGTGCATTAATAAAAAAATATATGAATAATGAACTTGAATTAAAAGATATAAATAAAAATGCATTAGATCTTTTAATAACTGGTGCAAAAGAATATGCAGAAAAAAATGGTAATGAGTATATTTATAGAGGTGAAACAAAATATTCAGCACGAGAAAGTTTTATAAATGCAATTATTAATTTACCATTAGAAGCAAAAACAATAGATATTGATTCAATTGGACACATGTCATGTTGGAGTGAAAGTGAACATGTGGCTGATGTTTTTAGTGAAAAAATGGAAGGATTTATAACAATAAAAGGAATTAAAGTAAAAAGTATTAAATATAAAATTCCAAAAAAAGAATATCTCAATAATGTTGTAATGCATTATGCTGTTTCTGGTTCTGGGTTTCCTGAACAAGAAGTAACATTACTTCCAAATAAAATTATGAAATTTAATCTTGAAGATATTATACTTGATACATCTGAAGGTAAAATAACAGCAGCAGAATTTAGAAAGAGGTTAGAATAATGGTAGTAAAAGTAATATTTGATGATACGAATGGTAGAAAATATATTGGTCCAAAATTTAAACAAAATTTAAAAAAAATAAAATTTTTAAAGAAATTTAAAAATCTTAATTAATAATAATTATATATTGAGGAGTTAAAAAATGTTAGATAAAGATGAACGAGAACCCATGACAATTGAATCTTTTGATCCTATAGATTATCAAACACAACTTGAAGAAAAAGGATATTCTACAGAAACTGCTCGGATGTTAACTGAAAAGAAAAAAGAAGAGTTAATGAATAAAATTGAATCTAATTTCGAATATGTAATGAAATTAGAAAAAATTGAAGATGAAATTGATGATGATGATGAAAATGATCTTGTAATTATAGGAATTGCTTCAACTGGAAATCTTGATCATGATTATGAACGTATTGATATGGATTCTCTTCGTGCACAATGGGATCGTTATATGCAAAATCCAATTGTTCGTTATATGCATGGAAAAGATGTGCGAAATCCTGATGCAATTGGTAAAGTAATACCTGAATATACTAATTCTAAAGGAAATACATATAAAACAAAATTTACTGAAAACGGTCCTTTTGTAGTTGTAAAAATATCTAATGCTGATGATGTTAAACCAATTAGAACTAAAATAAAAGAAGGAATATTAAAAGGATTTAGTATTGGTGGAAGAGCAGATCGTGTTAAACAATTTGATCATTCACTTGGTAAAGATATTAACCGAGTAATTGTAAAAAGACTTTCTGAAATTTCAGTTGTTGATTTACCTGCGAATCCTGAAGGAATTTTTGAAGTTATTGAAAAAGCATGTTCAGGACCAAATTGTCCACTTTTAAAAAATGAAACAAAATCAAATAAAATATGGCAAGTTAGATATGCAAATGGTAAAGCAATTCAAAATTTTGAAGATGAAAAAGATGCAGATTATTTTATAGAAACAAGTAAAAAAGAAAATAATAAATTATTTGATTTTAATAATAAAAAATTAATAGATCGTAAAAATATAAAAGATAAAATTCATCCTAAAAATGAAAAAATTACATTTAAAATTGAAATTGATTTAGATGAATTATAAAGGTAAATAAAATGAAAATAGACTCAATAGATCAAAGTATTATTTGTTTTGATTTTACAAAACATGTAGATTATTTTAAATTTACTACAACAAAAATAATTGAAAATCAAAATCAAATTATTATTTATTAAAATTTATTATGCCAATGATACTAATGCGTGGAGGCAATTAAAAACCATGATGTGGACATGGGATTTTAAAAATATCCACGCAAAATTAAAAAAAAATATATGGAGGAAAATTATATGGAAATAGACCCAACAGATCAAAATATTGTTCGTTTTGAACCAGCTGAACTTACAGCTTATATTGAAAATACAGTAACAAAAATGATTGAAGAACAAGAAGTAATTGAAAAAGCAGAAGATTATGATCGTCTTCTTGAAGAAGCAGAAAGTATGCGAAAGAGAATGGAAGAACTTGAGGCAAGAGTTTCAGCACAAGCAAAGGAACTTGCAGCACAAAAACAAGTTACAATGAAAAATGAAGATGAAGTAGAGCCAGTTGAAGAGACAGAGGAAGAGAGACGAAAGAGAGAAGAGGAAGAGAGACGAAAAAGAGGAAATGTAGATGAAGAAGAAGATAGAGTTAAAAAACTTGAATCTGAATTAGAAGCAATTAAATCAAGTCCTTTATATAAGGCAAATATGGATGTTTCCCCGGTTACTGAAACCACAACAACATCTACACTTGGAAATATTATACATGCACATTTTGGAGGTAATTAATTATGGCAGGCGCAATGTGGAGTGGAGCTGTTGAAATAGACAGTGAATCACTATATAAAGCATCATTTGGAGACATGCCTGATGGTTCTGTTTATGATGATGCAATGAATAAATTTGAAATGATGATGAGAGATGGTCGTCTTGTACAAAAAAATGATACCCTTGAAAAAGCAGTAAATGTTGGTTCTTCCAGTGGTGCTGCTGGATATGCATTTACACCTATTGTATGGGATCAAGATGTAATTGATATTACAAGAAGATTAACACCTTTAATTGGACTTATTCCAAAGGTTACAAATAAAGGTAAAGTAGCACAATATTATCGTGTTACTAATAGAGGATCAGCATCTTGGGGTGCAGAAGACCCTGCACTTGCAGAAACTGATGATACAAGAGAAGAGGCCTCAGAAACAATTCGTTATCTTCGTATTATTGGACGAGTTACAGGAGTTGCACAAATTGCTGGTGCTCATTTTGAGTCCAGTATGCAGCGTGAAGTTCTTAATAAAACTCAATCAATGAATGAAGCAATTGAACAGGCAATTCTCGTTGGTGATAATTCATCAAATTCTTATCAGCATGATGGTCTAATTAAAATTTTAACATCAAATACAACAGATCTAAGTGGTGCAGAAGTTACTTTATCTGATGTCCAGGAACTTGTAAATGATTGTTTCGTTGCAAAAGGTGCTCCAAATCTTTTAATTACAGATCCTTATACTGCAACAAGTCTTGTTAACCAAATGATGGATTATGCAAGATATACTAATCCTGAAACAACTATTGCTTGGGGACTTCAGGTTCCAAGTCTTCAGACAGTAGTTGGTCGTATTCCAATCCTTTCCAGCCAGTTTATGCCTACTGCAACTGATCAAAAGAGAATTTTCTGTATTAATACAAATTTTGTACAACAGCGTGTACTACAAGATATTTCTTTTGAAAGACTTGCAAAAACTGGTGATTCTGAGAAATTCCTTCTTAAAACTTATAGAACATTTGTTAATAAGTTCCCTGAAGGCATGGGTCAGATTTACGGAATAAATTAAATGGGTATAAACCCATTTAAATTTTTTAGGAGATAAAAAAAAATGTTTGAATTTTCAAAAGTTTATGTTCGAAGTATAGTTGGAATTTTAGCATCATCAGCAGTAATTGCTTATTTAAATCCATCTGATACAACTGTGTTAGGTGGTTATTTAGCAGCAGTTGTGGCAATGGTTATGTTAGATAAAGGTAATGAAAAAAATATAATGGAGGAATAATAAAATGGCAGCAATAACAGGTTCAACAATTATAAATACAGTTCCATATCTTGGAAAGAAAATGATTTATGTCGAAACACCAAGTACAGCAGATTCAAATGATACTATTGATTTATCTGGAGTTTTAGATTCAATTGATCTAATTTATGCATACGATCAAGATACTGGAGATCAAGTTACAGCAACTGAATCATCTTGTGTAGTAACAATTGATGCATCAGGTGGTACAACAAATCATACTTATGCACTATTAGTTGTAGGGGAATAAATTTATTCCCATTTTTTATAAGGTGATATAAATGGATACAATTAAAACAAATTATCATCATTATACAGATGTAAAAGCATTAAAAATTAATGGAACTGCTGTAGAATCATCAGCAACAGAACTTGATCAATTTGTGTTACATGGTGAAATTGCTGATATAAGTACTGCTGGAAGTTCATGGGTAGTTTCACCTTATGCTGGTACAATTGAAAAAATTTATACAGTAATTGATGGTGCAATTACAAGTGCTGATGCTGAAATTACATTTGAAATTGATGGTACTGCTGTAACTGATGGTGGAATTACAATTGCTTATGATGGATCAGGTGCAGGAGATGTTGATTCGGCAACTCCAACAGCAGCAAATACAGTTTCCGCAGGTCAACCAATTGAAATTATTACAGATGGTGGATCAACAGGAACTGTAAAGGCAGTTGTTACATTTGTAATGCAAAGATCTTAAAGTGATTAATTTCACTTATTTTTTTTTTTAATTTTTAATGGAGTGGAATTATATGAATGAAAATGAAATTAATATAATTATCCAAATGATTGAAGATCAAAAAAATAATATAAATCAAAGATTTGATACAATGGATAATAAAATTAATGGATTACATCATGATTTTAAAGGATTATCTAATGATATTACAATTTTAAAAAATAATTTTAATTGGGTAAAAGTGATTGGTTATAGTTTTTTTGTAATATTGGTTGCACTTATACCAATATATTTTTAAAAATGGAGAGAAAAATGAAAAAAGAAGATAAAATGATTTTAAAAGAATTTGAAAATCATGCCAGACCTGTAGATATGGCAAATTATATTATTTTAAAAGAAATTTTAACAATTTTAAAAGATATTAAAAAGGAGTTGAAATAAAATGGTAGCAACAGTAGTTGTAAGAGAAGCAAATGGTGGTACAGATGGATCACCCGGAACAGAAACACAAGTAGATGGACAAGGAGTAAATGATGGTACAGATGTAAGATATTGTACTACAGATTCATATAATCCTGGTTCAACATATCCTTGTGTAGTCCCAAGTTCAGGAACTAATTATTCATATTGGAAACATCATTATCTTAATATATCAGGAACATTTACAAAAGTTAATAATATTCGTTGGTATACAGATGGAACAATTGGATGGACATGTGGTACTAATGGAGGATTATTTGTTGGTGTAAGAGATAGTGGTGATAATGGAGCCCCAATGCCAACAAATTATGAGGTTGCAACTGGAACACAGGGAACAACTGGAGATTATATGGATGATGCAACAAATGGACATGGATATTATAAAGATCAAACAGCGGAACCAGCAAATGCATCAAATTATACAAGTTCATCACCATTAATAGTTGATACAACTGATTATACTAGTTCTGGAAATTCAAAAGCAATAGTAACACAAGTAAAAATTGCATCTGATGCAACTCAAGGTACACAATCTGACGAAACATTAACATGGATTTATGATGAAATTTGAGGTGATTATGGATTATAATCCCCTTTATTTTATGTGGTTGGCTGAATTTGATAATGGTGATTGTATATCACAATTTAATTATAATACTGGGAAAGAAATTCTTTGGAAAAATATAAATATTAAACGAATAAAAAAATTATCATGGATTACTATTCCATTAGAATTATCTCAAAAAATTTTTACAATGGAAGGAATTTATACACACCCAAGTATTATTTCTAAGATATATTCAGTTGAATATGAAAATAATGAAATGCCTTTAATATATAGACGTAATTATATTAAATTTTCAAAAACAAAAATAATAAGTAGAAAAACTAAATATATTTTAGGTAAAATAAAAAATAATAAAAAAGAAATTATATACGAATTAGTACCATGACAAAATTTGTAGTAAAAAATAATGTAGAAAGTACTGTTGCAGATGATCCACTTGTGCAATCAGCAACTACTTTACATGTTCCAACAGGTGAAGGTTCAAATTTCCCATCAACATTTCCATTTATACTCACAATTTGGGATAGTAATACATATCCTGATCCGGGTAATGACCCGGGAATGGAAATTGTAAAATGTACTAATAGATCTAATGATACTTTAACAATTGTACGTGCTCAAGAAAACACTTCAGATATGGAACATTCTCAAGGTGAACAGGTAGCAATGCTTATTACTGCTGGAATTATTTCAGAACTTAGTAAAAATGATTCTGTTATAACAAAAACAACAAATGATTCACCTTATACTACAACATTAGATGATGATACTATATTATGTAATGCTATTGATGGACCAATTACAATTAATTTACCAACAGCAGTAGGTATTTCTGGTAAAAAATATGTTATTAAAAAAATTGATTCATCAACAAATGATATAACTATTGATCCAAATAGTACTGAAACAATTGATTTAGAAACAACTCTTATTATATCTGGTCAACATGATTCATATACTATACAATCAGATAATTTAAATTGGAGGATTATTTAATGACTTATTTACGTGGTGTAAGAGCAAATCGAGGATCTACACTTGCAGTAACAGATATAAATAATTTTTTATCAATTACAGATACAGCAATTTTAATTAATGATAATTTAAGTATAATATTTTCAGCATCAATTATTGATAATAGTAATTTAACATCAGCAAAAGGAGCATCGATTTTTAATAATAGTAATCTAACATCAGCAAAAGGAGCATCAATCTTTGATAATAGTAATTTAACAGAATCTAAATTACAATCAATTCTTGATAATACAAATCTTACAATTCAAAAAGGACAAGAAATTTTAGATGAAATGTCAAATCCTTCTAAAATTGGTACTGGCGGAAGAAGAGGTTATTTAGCAGATGATTGGAATGATAATAAAATTACATCAAGAGATAATGCTGCAACACTTCCAACATCATTTGATAAAATATTTCAAAATTTTAGACCTGAATGGTCGGGTGGTTTAGTATCTGATGGAAATTTTAAACTAACTAATGATAATCAACGGGAATGTTGTTCATCAACTATTACAGTAGGAACATGGGAAGTCGATTATTATGTAACTGGTACAAGTAATTTTAGAGGAGCATTAATGTATAATATGTATAAAGATGCAAATAATTATTATTTATTATATAATAGAATAGATAAAATTGGATTTGATTTTCAAAAATGTATATCAGGATCAACAACTACTTTAATTGATAATGATGTTTTAGGATTAGATAGTACATGGGAAAACATGGCAGTTACAAGAGATATCAATGGAAATTTTGAAATATTCCTTGAAGGAACGTCAAGAGGAACTGTCACAGATACAGATTTAACTGAATCTAATAATTTATATTTGGGATGTATATCTTTAAACGATACATATTTTGATAATTTAAAGGTGTATTAAATGAAATTATGGATACAAACTAAAATAATTGGAACAGGAATGGACGAAGATCCAATACGACCATATTTAATAGATCAGGACATTAGTTCATCGATGATGGAACTGCTAAATGGTAAATGCTTGTGTCGAGTCGCGGGCACACCAAAACAAATTGATACGATTCTTGCTGATCCAGATATAATCAAAATTACAGATGAACAAGCTAAAAATTTAATTCAGTTAAAACATCCTAATAGCAATCTTGAAAATCTTGATATTATCGATCCTGAAATTGATGAAATTGCTAAAATACTTTTAATCGATCCACATCTTCGAGCAGATATAAAAATACCATCACGAGGCAAACAAGTCCTCCAAGATCAGGAAAATTATCTAATGGCACATATCAGCATGAAAAAATCCAAATCGAAACAATTCTGGGATGATGAAACTTCTAAATCTGATAACTATTCAAAAGGTATTGATATTGAGAAAGCAATTCTTGATGGTAAAATAGATGCACATGAATTTGTATTATCAAGATTACGGAATAAAGAGGTAAAATAAAATGACAGATACAGAAATAATGGTAACAGATCAAACATCTGGTGAATATGTTAGAACAATAGAACGATCTGTTAATTCTACTGATGTTAATATGCAAGCTGTAGTACCAATGCGTGCTGGAATATTAAATTGGTTAACATTATATGCACAACATTTAGGTGATGAAATAATTACTTTACCAGATGGATCAACTACAACAAAATATATCCTTACACGTAGACCAATGCCATCTGATCTTGAGGGAGTTGAAAATGAAGGGGAAGGTATAGGAAACACAAATACAACATCTGCATATATTTTTTCAAAGAGTTTTTATCTTGATGAAAAAATACTTGAGACACTCCAGCTGAACGGTACGATAAGATTTCGCACTACAGTCGCAGTGAAATCGTCCGGAACAACTGATACTGCATACATCGATAGTGTGAAATTCTCTTTATACAAAATCGATTCTGCTGGTACATCAACTCAACTCGGATCGACAAGAACCGTATCAGTAGACATGCAGAACAATACCACCACTTACCTCGAAAAATCAGTGGTAGCATTGCTTGATCTCAGTAATGAAATACTGGAAGCATCTCAAAAACTATATGCGAAGATCGATATTTGGGGGCACACAGCCGGATCAACAGATACGTTTGATGTTCGGATGTCGTATGATGCTGGTACATCGAAAACTTATGTCGAGATTGCAGTAGAGGAATGAATATGATAATACTTGTAAAAGAAGAAAGGATAAAGGATAAAAAGAATGGTATGATGATAATAAAGCGAATCATGCGAGAAGATCATCCCACATCACGTCAGTGGGAAGAGGTTACTGAAGAGCCCATCCCACCAGAACCATCTCCAATAATTGATCCGACTGAGGAAATGATGAAGCGGATTTGTAAGAAACAATCAATCGATATATCTGATATATACACTATTAAAAAAGTATGACACTATCAATCCAGGATCATTTTGCTGATCCGATACTGGACGATCTTCCGACCAGGGAGATTAACATCGATAACAGGAGCAATTCATCTGAACTGACAGATTATCAGGTCATTGTAGATGTGTCTAACTATGTTGATAAGCAAGGGGTAAGATTTGTGGATGAGAATTTGCAGATTGTTAATTACTGGGAGGAAGACTCAAATACAATATGGGCAGAGATTCCGAATATCACTGGAAGCAAAGTGTCAGCAGTTAGATTGATGCACGGAGATGTGGATAGTATGAGTGATGGTGATGTGACTTTTGATTTCTTTGATGATTTTACAATTGATGGACTCAATACTGACAAATGGGAATTAAGAAATTCTCCTACAGAAATTGATGCTCAATTAGAATGTATAAATGATGAATTTGTTGTTAGTAAAACATCTTTTGATGTACGTGGTAAAGCGGTAAGATGGAAAACAAAAATCATATCAGGTGTAGATAGACAGCATTGGCTGTTAGGTGATGTCAAGACTACAGAGACTTCCAGTCCTTACGGTGCAAGTGGGCAAGATGGATATTCTCTGAATAGATACGATAATATAGGGCGAGTTAGATCTATAGTCAATGGAAGCATGGGTGTCGATTGGTCAGATAATTATTATTTTTCGGGTTTCTCTCCATCTAACTGGCATACAATAGAGATGTCTATTGAATATAATAGTCCGTATTTAACAAAATTCCGGATAAAAAAATCAATATGGGACAGTGTATATGAAGAGAATTGGCAACATTCTGATTATGATATGTACATTTACATCGGAGTCAAGGGAACGAGTGAGTCTGTAACATCAAGACATGATTGGATTTTCGTCCATAAATACACCTCCCCCGAACCAACTGCGGTGATAGCATGACACTGACATTATTGTTTAATCAAAATGATAATAATTTTATTAAATTATATACAAATGATACTTTATTAAAAAAATTAAATATTCAAAAACCTTATTCTTTAGATTTATTAATTAAAAAAATAGGAATAACAAAAGATTATACATCAAATATATTATTTTTAAAATCTATATTTAATAATTATACAAATGATATTTTACTTAAAAAAATAAATGAAGATAAATCTTATACTACAGATTTATTTATTAAAAATTTTAATTTAAGTCGTGGTGGATTTAATTCAATAAAATTTAATACAACTAAATTTAATTCATTAAAAAGTACTTCAGTAATTAATGATTATACATCTAATATTTTAATTAAAAAATTAAATTTAATAAATGAAATTACATCAGATTTAATATTACTTTTAAAATCAAATAAACTATATACAAATGATTTATTATTAAAATCTTTAAATATTAATAAATCATATTCAACTAATATTTTAATTAAAAATTTTGGATTAACAAATGAAGTTACATCAGATTTATTATTATCATTACAAGATATTAAATCATATACAAATGATTTATTATTAGAATCATTAGATATTAATAAAAATTATTCAATTAATACTTTAATTAAAAATTTTGGATTAACAAATGAAGTTACATCAGACTTATTATTATCATTACAAGATATTAAATCATATACAAATGATTTATTATTAGAATTATTAAATATTGATAAATCATATTCAAATGATGTTTTAATTAAAAATATTAATGTTATATTATCTTATACAACTGATTTAATTTTATCATCTTGTTATAAAAATGAATATACAAATGATATTTTAATTAAAAAACTTGATATTATATCAAATTATAGTTCTAATTTATTACTTAAAAAATTAAAATTAGATAACCAATATTCATCTGATTTACAAATTAAATTAAAAAATATTATAAAATCATATTCAAATAATATTTTAATTAAATTAAATGATATTTCATTATCATATTTAACAGATACTTTAATTAAAAAAATTGATAATATATTATCATTTACAACAGATTTATTATTATTAATACATAATGAGAAAGAATATAATAATGATATTTTAATTAAAAAACTTGATATTATATCAGATTATAGTTCTAATTTATTACTTCAAAAATTAAAATTAGATAATCAATATTCATCTGATTTACAAATTAAATTAAAAAATATTATAAAATCATATTCAAATAATATTTTAATTAGATTAAATGATATTAAATTATCATATTTATCTGATTTAATATTAGTAAAAAATCCAGGGAAAAATTATACATGTAATATGATTTTACAAGGATTAATAATAAGATCTTCAATAAATTATATAAATCCAAGAAAATCATCAATAAATTATATAAATCCAAGAAAATCAATAATAAATTATACATAGGAGAGTAAAAATGGTAGAAATAAAAGAATGGGATCGAGGCGAAACGATTCGTATACAAAATACTTATAGTGATTCTAATGATACATTATATGATCCAGATACTATAGAACTAAAAATTTATGATCCTAAAGGGTTATTAATTACTACAAAAACTTTTGTGAGTGGAGAAATTATTAAATCTTCAACTGGAGTATATTATTATGATTATACAATTGCTGATGATGCAATGACTGGTTGGTGGATCAGTAAATGGGCAGCAGTAATTGGAACTCAAACTGATCAAGAAAGTAATCAATTTTATGTACGTGATTCTGAAGAACGATTTTATTGTAGTGTAGAAGATGTTTATAATAGATGTGGTATGGAATCTGATGTTGCAGATAGAAATGAAGTAATAAATTATATTCGAAGTGCAATGGGATGGATAGATAGCCATTTTGGAAAATCATTTAATTATTCTACTACAAAAACCGAATGGTTTGATAGTAATGTTGATGATCCCAATCTTATAATTGATACTATATTTTTAACTTATACTCCAATTCGAACAATTGAATCAGTACAAGAATATAATATTAAAGGTAATTTATATAAAACTTATAATTCTGATGAATATTGGATAGATAATAATACTGGTAAATTAACATTAAATAGTGGATATAGTTTTGAACATCAAAAACATAGAATTAAAGTAGTTTATATTTATGGTTTTGATCAAGTTCCAAATAAAATTAATCATTTATGTTCAATTTTAGCAGGACAAAGTGTTTTAATAAAATTTGTTGGGAGTTCTTATGACAATGTTACAAGTTATAGTGCTGCAGGTCTATCAATAGCACTTGGTGAACAATATACATCAGCATCAAAAGCATACGAACAACTTGAAAAAGAAAAAAATAAACTTTTAGCAGATATCGGACGTTTACGTATGTCTGTTGTAATTGTATAAAATTTTTTAAAAATAATTATATTATGAGGTTAAATAAATGTCTGCATCAATTAAGGCTGGAATGAAAAACCATTTTAATCAAATTATGAAATTTGGTGGAAAAGATGTTATTCATCGAATTATTACACAAACAATTGATGAAATGGGTAATATAATTAATCAAATATATACAGATACTATTATAACTGGTATTATATCTCCAGCATCATATCAAGAAAAATATTATCCAATTGGAAGTTTACAATCGGGTGATTTAACTGCTTATTTTTGGTATTCTGATAATGTAATTAAATCAAAACAAATTTCAGAAACTGAAATTCGATATGATCATATAATTTATGAAAATGTTGAATATCAAATAGAACAACTTGCAGAAATTGCTTATGATGTTAAAACATCTTTAGTGGACTGGGAACCGATATTTGCACGTTATCATCTTAGAAAAATTGCACATGATTGAAATTAATTTACAAAAAATAAAAGAAGTTTATGTAAAAGCATCACCACGAGCAAAAGCACATATTCGTAGAATAGAATCTTCAGAAAAAGAAAGATGGCATCAATGGCAAAAATTTTATAAAGAAAAATTATATAGATCTCCAGGTAAAAATGAACCTCATGAAGATATGTTCGCACAAATAATAATGATTGCAAAATCACCTGAAGATGCAATTAATAGAATAAAAAAATTTCAAGAAAAATATCCTTCATCAGTAAAGGGTAATTTAGTACAAGAATTTAAAAATTTATATTTTAAAACTCGAATGGATTTTGATAAACCTGAAAAAAATCTAGCATCTGGATTTATTCAACTATTAAGACAAAAGAGGGCAGGATAATGGATGAATTAACAAAATTTAGACTTAAAGGGTCTAAAGATAAAAAGAAACGAAAAAGTAAAAGTAATAATAATATTGAACTCCCAGGCTATCGTACTTTTGGATCTATAAAAAATTCTGAAGAAAAAGAAAAAGTTAAAATTATTGATCCTAAAACAGGTGCAATTTATTATGAATATCGACCTAAAAAAATTGAATTAAATTTAAAGGATTATAAAAATGATTGAAATTAAATTATCATTATTAAAAAATGAACGTGGAACCCATGAAGGTTATGTAACAGTTCACAGAAAAAGTGGTTTAACATTTCAGCGTAAACAAAGACTTGGGCATAAAAGTAAAATAGAATTATTACCACAAAAAATTAAAAATGAAATTTTAGAATTAAGGCAATTGGGAGATAGTGGTGCTAAAATTAAAGATCAAATTCAAGTTATGATTGATTTGGAACCAGAAAATATTAAAAAAGAATTATATCATTCTGGATTAATTGATAAAAATAATAAAATAAAATTAACTGCACAATCATTTACAAATTATGCTGCTTCTAAAGGTATAGAAACAAGAAATAAAAGACAACCAAAAGTTATTGATAATCCTGAAACTTTAAATCAATTAAAACATCTTGAAGAAAAAAATGCACGATTAGAAATACAATTAAAAGATTTAAAAAATTCATTGGATGCTGAGAAAAAAGCACGAAAATATGCCGAAGAAAGAATGATGCAACTAAAATTAGAAAATTATAAATTAAAACATAAATCTTAATTAAAAATAATTATATTATTGAGAGTGGTTAAAATGGAAGATGAAATAATAAAATCTGCCGAATGGCATATATCTTGTTTAAATGAATTATTAAAAACTGAATCAGAATTAAAAAAATTTAGACTTAAAGGTTCTAAAGATAAACATCCAAGAAAGAAAAAAAGTATAAAAGAAATGATTTCTAATGCTTTTGGAAATAAAAAAGATTCAGTTAGTGAATTACCAAAAGATGCTGGTGAACGTTTAAGAAATTTAAAACGTGCACAAAAACATCATTTAAAATATTATTAAGAGTTTAGAAGATCTCTTTTTTTAAAATCTTCTATATTACAAGAGTAATATTTATTTAAAATGTTGCCCAAGAGGGTTCTATTATATGACATTAGAAAATATATCATTATCTCAATTTATTGTTGGGAAACTCAGAAAAAATTTAACTGATTATAATTCTATAAATCGTAGTTCTACTTTTAAAAATTGGATTTATCCAGATTCTCCAATGATCACAAAATTAATGAATAATAAAAATAATTTTCCAAGAATATCTGTGGAAAGTATTGGAAAATCTACTGTAAATGAAATTGGAATGCAATCAACTGATCATTTGGAAACTGAAACTTTAAAAATAACAGTTTGGACTGTTAGAGATCTCATTTGTGATATTGAAACAACAATAGCAGAAGAGTATATTTTTGAAACAGGAACTGATATTTATGAACTTACAAATTTACCAATATCATCAATTTCATTAATAACAGGAACATTATTAGGAGTTCTTGGACATACATTTATTAAAAATACAGATTATAAAATTAAAGATAATGATGAAGATGGCTTATTTGATTCTATTGAATGGTTGAATGGAGATAAACCTGATAATGGAACTATATTTAAAATTTCATATAGTCGAAAAGCATCTGGAAATGAACTTATAAGATTAATAGCGCAGGAAATAAATAAATATTTACGTGATAATTGGCGAAATTGGACAGAAAAAAATTTATGGAATTATAGATTAATTTCATATCAACCTATTAATTTTGATGAAGAAATAGGTATTTATAGATTTGAAATACAAGTACAATTTACTGGAATCAATATTGGAGAATATATATAAATTATGGAGGATTAAAATTAAATGACAGAATTTTTCTTAGGAAAACGAACTTATTGTTCGTATGCAAAAGAAACAACCTATGGTCAAGCATCAAGTGCATCAAAATATTCTTGGCCCGGTTTAGTACAAACAATAACCTTAAACTCAAAATCAGATATAATGACAATTAATTCAATGTCTGATGTTGAAACAAGAAATGTAAGTGATTATATAGAAACATTACGACATTATGGTGTTACTTTAGATTTTTTTGTACAACATTGCAGACCGTTAATGTTTGCATTTGGTTCTGATACTTATTCAGCAGGACCACCATGTGTTCATACATTAACTAATGAAACAACATTACCAAGTTTTACACTTAATTTTGGATATCAACATACAAATGATCATGCTCTTGATTATATGGGTTGTATGGTAAATAAAATGGATTTAAGTTGTTCAAAAGGTGAATTTCTTAAATGTGCAATGGAAGTTATTGCACAAGATGGAACTGATCATGCATTTCGCAGTTATCAAACTGGTGATGCAATGAAAAAATATCCAGCAGTAGGTGTAAATTCAATAAGACCTTTTGCTTATTCTGATGTTGAAGTATCAATAAATGGTGAAACATATACACAAGTTGATAATATCCGGATGACAATTAATAATAATTTATTAGCAGAACCAACTCTTAATAATGATACAAATCTTCGTATTGCTGAACCAATTCCACAAATACGAGAATTTAATGCTTCGATGACAATAAGAATGGCTACAGATGATTTATATGACCTTTGGGAAACTGGTACGTATGCAGATGATGATCCAACTATAACATTTGAACGGGGGACAAATGATAAAATTGTATTTACATTAGAAGATGCAATTTTAGAATCAGCAATAAGTCCATTTAATATTACTGAAGGAATTGTTTTAGTAGAGTTGCCATTTAAAGTTAAAAATATAAAAGTTGAAGAAACTAATAATTTAAATGTTGATTATACAATAGCAGAGGTATAAATGGAAATTTCTATTGATATGTCAGATCTTTTTAATAAACTTAAATATCAAACTCCAGATCAAATTAAAAATATTATTTATAAAAGTATGGAATCCCTTGCAATTGAATGGGAAAAACATGCAAAAGAAATTATAAGTGATAATGCTATTGATACCGGTGAATTTCTTAATTCAATTCATTATGATATGTTTGAAGAAAATGATGAAATTGGGTTTATTGGTCAAGATGGAGTAAATTATGGAATTTATCATGAATTTGGAACTATTAGACATTTTGTTCCATTTTATAAATATCTTGGTAAAGATGAAAATGGAAATGCAATATATGATATATCACAACCAATTTTGGCAAATTGGGGAAAAAGAGTATTAGGATTAACAGAAGAAGAAATGTTAATGAAAGGTGGAATAAATGTTAAAGCTAAAGAATTAAAACCATTTATGAAATCATTATTATATATAAAAGGTGAATCAAAAAATATATTTAAAGAAAATATGGAGGAACTATTATGAGTAAAAAATTTTTTATTAAAAGAGGTGAAAAAAAAGTAACTATTGATTTTGAAGAAAATGAACTTTTAATTACTTTAAAAATCCCAACAAATTATGATCATGATCTTTTAATGGATGAATTTACTGAATTAAGCCCTGATGATTCAGTAAATATAAAAGCACCAGAACTAATTGAAGAAAGATTAATAAGATTTATTATTGATCTTCCATTTGAAATTCCAATATCAGAAGAAATGGATAAATTTAAAAATTGGCAAGATGCCACTTATGAAGAAAAAAGGATTGCTATTCGATTAATGGATCCAAAACTAAGAGATAAAATAAATTCTCATTTAGCAATGACATCAGAACTTACGGGGGACGAGAAGGGGAAATAAGAGAAGCAGTATTTACAGAATATGTTTCACCAGATATTAAATCATTATGGAACCGAATAAATCTTGCAATTTATTTAAAATGTCTTCCAAGCCAAATTGATAATGAATCACGACGAGATATTGAAGCAATAATAACATTATTAGATGCAAAAGAAGAAATGAAAAAAAGAAATAACGAGGTAATATAATGAGTGCTGTTTCAATGGTTGGATCAATTGCTATAAAAGGAGTTTTCAAAGCAGCTGGTTTACTTGCGGGTCTTGGTTCAACTGTAAATAAATTAAAGAAAACCCAAATGACCAGTAAATCAACAACTACTGAAATGAAACGTATGACAAATCAAACACACCTTTTAAGAAAAGCATTGGCAATGATTGGTGTTGGTGGTTTTTCTGCACTTCTTATGCAAACACCACAACTTGCTGGTTCATTAGCAAAAATTAAAAATGAATTAACACAATTGGCATGGTCAATTGGAAAACATTTAAAACCATCACTTGATGCTGTTGCAGAAATTATTCGTGGTATTCGTACTGGTGATTGGTCAACAGTAAAAAAAGGTATTAGTGATTTACAAAAAAGTATTCAAGAATTTACTGGTAAAACAATTAAAGTTATTTTAGAACCACTAATAGGTAAAGAAAAAGCAGAAAAGGTTAAAACTGATTTTGAAAATTTTGTAGATGATTGTAAGAAAGCATTTGAAGCAGGTGGAATTTGGAATGTTATTGGAGTTACAATTACAGAACCATTTAAATGGTTAATTGATAATAAAGGTATAATTATTGATGTATTAAAGAGTATCGGTGATGCAGCATTTACTATAGGATTTGGACAAAATTGGAAAGATTTTAAAAATTGGATAAGTAGTTTTTCAAATAATGGAATTAAAAAAAATTTATCAGAAGCATCATTTGGAATTGAAAAAAGACTTTTTACACATCATAATGATGATCTTATGGTAAAACTTTTTAGACCCGATTTTGATTATGAAGAATGGAATAGAAAAAAAGGTTATGTTACTATGCCATCAAATATACCATCTAATAATATAAATAGTACTTCAAATGTTACTGTTGATTTTTCAAATGCTAATATTAATCTTGCTAATGGTATTGAAATAGATGAATTTGCTAATATAATTAGTAGAAAAATTGCAGAAAATCAAACATCACGAATTTATTGAGGTAAAAATATGGGTAATTGGAAATTAGGATATCCTGCAGGACTTGATGATGATGATATGACAGAAGATAATGGTAGAAATTTATATAATTCATACGGAGTCATGCCTATAACATTATCTGATACTAAAATGTGTAGAGCAGTTGGTCAAGTTAATGGAAATCCAACCTATAATGGAAGTACAACAACAATTAATTGTATAAATCTTCATGTATATCCATCAAAAGATGATGCTGATCCACCCGGAAATACAAACTTTGCAGATAATGAATTTAATAAAGGATTTATTCGATTTTTGTCTGGTAAAGCAGCAGGATATGAAAAAAATACAGAAAATAAAGCATTTAAAGTTAAAGATACAATATATAGTGAAGGATCAAATAAATTAATTTTTGATGGTGATATTACAGATGAAGAAATTGCAGATGGTGATTATTTTGAAGTTTTAACAGGTGCATCAACATATACATTTCCTTCACATCGAAATCCAATTCGACGGGATTTTAAACGAATTGTTAATTTAGGTAAATCATTAAGATTTCCAATTTACGATAAAGGTTTATTAATACCACAAGGATATGATACTGATGATTTTGTTATAATGGCATATTTTACATCTGAAAAAGAAATTGATAGACTACAAGTAATGCTTTCACATACATTAACTTATAAAGGATTTGATTATATTTATTCTTATGAGTTGGGTGATATAGACTATGGAGCAGCACCAATGATTCTTGAAACAGGATCAAATGATATACGAAATCAATATTTGGTAGGAGTTTCTGATTGGAAAATTGTAAAAGATGCAAAAAGATCTGATAATTTTTGGGAAGTTATGATTCATTTCGTGTCATATTGGAAAACAACACATAGAGGGATTTAATTGAGTTGGACAGTTAAAGTTGGTCAAGGAAGTAATATTCGTACTTTAAAAAGAATTAGCAATATTACAGTTACAGAAGAATGGGCTCATTCAAGTTTTTCAATAACTATACAAAACCCAACTAATGAAGATCGTAACCAAGCAAAAGGCCGAATTGATAATGCTATTATCCAAATTAAACGTGGTTCTGAAATATTATTAGAAGGATATATTGAAGATATTGAAAAAGGACCAAATTATGTAAAATATACTGGACGATCATTCCTTATTCTTTTGGGTTATTCAACATCTTCTGAAACTGATAAATCTACCGGTAATACAAAAGCTGAATATACAAATGATTATGCAAAAGATATTATTGAAGATCTTATAGAAAATTATTGTTATACAAAAGATTCAGAACTTAATTATAATGATATAATTTTTAAAGATGAAAGTAATAATGATATAGAATATAATGGTACATTAAAACTTCATGGTAAAAAAGTATATGATATTATTTGTGATATGTGCAATATGTATGCAAAGGATATTTGGTCTGATGCAACATGGAATGGAGATAATGTAGAAAATAAAAATATTCATATTGGAATAAAAGGAAATGGTGATTCTGAAAATCCTCATAAAAAACTTTATGCTGGAATACATTTTAAAGAAATGCCAGTTGTAAAATATCGCACACAAAGTGATATGATAAATTGTTTACGTGTGATTGGAAAAGGAACTGGAAAAGATCGAATATCTGTTTGGTGTGAAGATTCTGATTCAATTTTAAATTATGGTTATATTGAAGGGCAACCTTATATTTCAAATTTAATTGTAGATAAAGATACTGCAACTAAAGTTGGTAATGCAATAATTAATGATAAAAAAGAATTAGTAGAACAACTTTATATTGATTTAATTTTTTATATAAGTAATCTTAAATATGGTGATTGGGTACAAATTATTGATTCATATAGTAATATTGATACAATAAAACGTATTAAAAAAATTACAAAAATATATGATTCAAAAATTGGAGATTCAATGCAAATTGAAGTAGGATCTATGTTTAATAATTATGAAAAAATTATTCAAGATCTTACAAAAAAGGATGTTGATAGTGAACTTGAAATGACCACATTTGGTGGTTCATTAAAAGTAACAGCAAATGATCCCCCTGATGATTTTATTCGAATTGATGGTGGAAATTTTTATGATTCTACTGGAACATTACAAACCGCAGGAAATGGAATTTGTACATTTTGGACAGGATCTGGTAGTAGAATATTACCGCCTGGAAGTCATAACCCCGGAAATGGAAATTATAAAAAAGCATTAATTGAAATAAAAGATGAAGATTTAACAGTTTGGTATCATGTTGGTAGTGAATATGGAGATATAAATAATGCAAAAAATGAAAATGTACCTGTCGATTCCGGATTTACTCCAATTTGTGAGGTAATTCTAAAAGGAAAAGGTAGTGACCAAGTTTATCCACTTTATGATAAAGAATATTCTGATACTGACTGTTCATTTATTTATCGTGATTGTCGACCAATCGTAGGTGCATCATCAGCTGGTTATGGTGATGAATCATTATGGGAATCTGATGGTAATATAGCACAACTTAAAAATCCTGATTCTATTAATATGCAAAGTAGTTCATCATCATATTCTTATGAAATTTTAAATTGTGGGGGAATTGATCTTTATAATAATAATAGTGAAGCATCTCCAAAAATAAATTTTTTAGTTCCATATACTGGTGAAGGTTCTACTGGAGATTATATTTATTATAATGCTAATAATACAAGATTAGAATTAAAAACTCAAGATAATATATTATTATTTGTAATAAATGATGAAGGAAATATAAAAATAAATAAAGGTTCACAATTTAATTTTGATCTTTCTTCAACTGCATATATTTATCAAAATAGCACTAATAATAATTTAATGTTTAAAGATCCAAATAATGAAGAAGTATCATTATCAGATTTAATAACAGAAGCAGGGTTATGGGAAGATATTGGATCTTATGTTCAACTTTTTACTCCTAAAGATGTTTCTTTAAAAAATTATAATATTAAAGATGTTTTTAATATTTATGCAATTGATTCTACTTCTACAACTCGTGATTTTTCAATTTTAAGTAGTATTGGTGTTTTAGGTTTTAGTATTACATTTACTAATAATAATCCAACAATGATAGATTTTGGAACTAATTTAAATATACATGGATATAATATTAATGGTGTAACAAATATTTATGCAAATGAAGCTGGACCATGGGGATCTATTTATTTTAAAAGTCCTGGTGGTGAAGATATAATGAAACTTGTATCTTATAATGATTCTCTTATGACTATACATACTTATGGAAATATTGTAATGTATAATCATAATATTACATCTATTAAAGAAATAAGTGGTGATTCTACATTTTCACTTAGTCTTGATTTTTCTGGTGATGATACCTGTAAAATTTGGCAAAATGGAAATGATTTAATGTTTATGGATGCAAATAATTCTGATGGTATATCATTAAGTGATATTGGATTATGGGAAGGTATTGGTTCAACATTACAACCAAAAGGATATGATATTATTCAAGGTCGTAGTGGTCATGATTTAACAATAAAACCTGATGATGGACATATATTATATTTAGGGTGATTTTAAATGGGACTTGCTTATATTACTACTGATATTGGAAAAGGATTATTTGGAGGTAGTTGTGAAGGAACAGCACCAGAAAATCCTGTTATGGTATTTGGTAAACCATTTGGTCATGCATTTGAATCACATTTATTTTGGTTACTTGAAAATTGTAATAATTGTAGTATACATTTACCAACAACTGAATTTAATGTAAATTCATTATCATCTCAACATGAAATTCCTCTATTATATTTTCGTGCTTATGGTGGAACTGATACTCATGATGGTGATCCTTGTTCTATCCATATAACATGGAAAAAAGGTTCAAAAATAATATATTTTACTACTCTTAATTTTACATGGTATGATACTTATGATTATTATCATGGTTATTCATTTATTGGTTGGACTCCTTGCTGGTGTTGGTTTGGAGGTAATTATTATTATGGTCAAGAAGAAATAACTGAAGAAGGTTCTGATTTTTCTGTATCAGTAAAATTTTATAATAATGGTAGTTTTCTTAGTTCATCAACAGAATATTTTTCAGTAATAAATCTTCAACACACAAAAATATATTGGCAACATATTCAAAATTATGCTGGTGATGAAATTGATAGTTTATTTGGAATGAAAGCTTCCTCGTATGTTCATGATCTTGGAGATGATATATATATTACTGCGGCATATCAACAAAAATATCTTGAACGAAGTGATTCTATGTATGTAGATGGTATGGAAGGAACTGTTAATTTAAAAATTTATCATAGTGGTTATGTTAAACAAACAAGAACTCGTGATGATGTAGTAGATAAAGATATTAATGGACCTTTTGATTTTACAGGTGATGATTATCTTCAAGCATCAGTAGAAGGAATTGTAAAAGATGAAGATAATAATCCAGTCGAAAATGCAAATGTATGGGCTACAAATGTATATAATAATAAATATGGATGTAAAACATCAATAGATGGTAAATATGCATTACCATTACATACAAAAGGTTCATTTAGTATTAGAGCAACAAAAAATAATTTTAATGTTGCATCATGTTCAGGCGTAAGTCAAAGTAGTAAACATCCTTTAACTGTTGAAACAAGAAATTTTACAGATTCAAATTGTCTTACACGAATGACTGGATATCCAACTGGTGAATTCGCACATTTAAATACACTTGCAGTAGATAATCAATCTGTGATTATTCCTGATGATCCAGTTACTGGTGATGGTAATTTAATAAAACCATACAATGTTGCAACTTCAATAATAAAAATTAAAACTCATAAATGGGGTACAGGGGCATCTCAATCAACAACATCAACAGGAACTTATGATAGTAGCACAGGATATGGATCAGGTGGATTTAATTATGGTGGTGATATGGGAGATGCTGAAGAATGGGAAGAAGAAGAGGAATGAGGTAAAAATATGATAATTGTGTTTGGACAAAAATTTACAACGACTCAAATATCAGGTGGATGTCGTATTTGTGTTAAACAAGACAATCCTCTTTCTGGTGGTGGTAAAGGTTCAATTCCAACAAAAATAAGTATAAAATTATATGAATGGGATACTAATTATACTACAACCTTATCAAATGGTCCATTAGTATATGATTTTGCAACTATAGCAAGTGAAGAAATAGAAAGTGATAATATGTGGGTATTTTTATTTTGGAAACCATTATCAGCAGGAACTTATTTATGGTTAATTACTGTTTGGGATGGTGATTTGTATGGAACATTTCAAATATTAAGAGATACAAGAAGTACTTATAAAAATGCTTATGAAGATGGAATAAATGTAAATTATGATTTTTATAGTGAAATATTATTTCTTGAAAGTGAAGGAGAATCTTATGAAAAAATATTATCTTATGCTGATACATTTTCAGGATCTTATATTGCAAATAATGGACATTCAAATCCAAAAATAAACAATAATACTGTAAATTCACCAAATTATGTTGATTCAATTTATGCTCAAGATCCGGTTACAAAAAATGGTCGTAAAGCTGGACGAATTGCAACCGGATCTTTAATATATGTTAATAATTAATTATTCTATATTTTTTAATTCCTGTAATATAACTCCAATATTTTTTAATTGTTCTTCTTTTGTTTCTAACATTTTTATTATTGAATCTTTTTGAATTTTTAACATGTGTATATCTACAATAATTCCTTTCGCCATCTCTTCGAGTTCTTTTTGTCGTTCTTCAAACATTTTTATACCTCTTTACCCCATAAACCATATTTTTTTAACATCATACATTTTATCATGTTTATCATTTATTTTTCCAACTATTGTTCCATTTTGTGGTTCAACAATCCAAATATTATTTTTATTATCAATTATTAAATTAAAAGCATGTAAATTTGACCATGCTATTGCCATTGCAGGTTGATGTTTCAAACCAGATTTATGATATGCACTATATGATAAAACAGAAGAATATAAAAGTGCAATATCATCACAATCAAATATTTCTGGTTGATATTTATATTTTTCTTTTAAATTATTATGTAAAATTAATATAATATTTTTCCAATCATATATATTAAATGTATAATATTTTTCATCTGCCACTTCTAAATTATAACCTTTAATAATATTCCATGGATTTATTTCTGTTTCAATTTTTTGTTTTATTTCAATTGGTGTTATAGATTGTGCTAATTTAGCAGTAAGAGTTCTTATTCGATTAATGTAATATTGATTATTACATAATATTTTTTGTAATATATTTATCATATTCATTTAAACCTCCTAAAAATCAAATAATGATTTTTGTTTTGTTCGTGTATTAGCATCTTCAAGTGAAGTACCTAATGATTTTAATATTTCTTCAATTTGACGATCAATAAGTTTCGGTATCATTTTTTTATAATCAATTATAAAATTTTCTTCTAATAATTTTAACTGATCTTCAGATTCGGGATCAATTGCTACAGACTCTGTAAATGGTAATTTAGATCCTTTACGCATTCTTTTTATACTATAAATTAATGGTTTTGTGGAACGAATATCTGCAAGACCTAAATGTTCTTGAGAATAAATTACTGCTTTTGTATTAAGATTTTGAACTTTATAATCTCTCGGATCTTTAGAAAATCCTTTTGGAATTCCTATTTCAATTAATGGAACAGTAATAATATCTCCTTTTGATTTTCTATATAATTTTGCAAGATTTTTATTTATTTCAGGAATTGGATCTTTTAAAATTATATTAAATATATTTTCTTGAAATTTTTTTGAAAATTTTGATATATCACTTCTTTTTAATCCAAATCCTTTTATATTAATTCCATCAGCTTCTGATCCATCTTTCCATATATAATGATTTACATATCTTTTTTTTGCTTCAGTAATAAAAAATCTATCATATAAATTTTCAAATTCAACTTTAAGATATTGTGGTGAAAGACTATTAAGATTTAAAGATTTTAAAAATTTATCCCACGAATTATTCATTTTTTCTTCGAATAATTTACCTTCATCTATAGATTTAATTTCTTTAATATGAATTGAATCTGTATCACCAGCAATTACTTCATATCCTTGATTTTTAGCAAACTTTTGCATATAAAAATTCATTTCACGACCGAAAAATGTAATTATTTTTGAAAATTGATAATTATAATTTCTAAAAGATGCAAAATTTGAAACTCCATAAATACTGGCAAGAAGATGTTTATACATTTTTTGTTTTATTTCAAATATTTTATACTTTTCTGAATCAACTTCTTCATTATGCATTAATTTTTTATATTTAGCACGTTCCTTTACCAAATCTTCAATTACTTCAACCCACAAAGTTTTTTTACTTTGATCTATATATAATTCCAAATTATCATCTGTTTTTATTTTTATAGAATTATTTGTAGGAAAAGTTGTAATATTTTCAAATCCTAAATTTAATGTTCGAATAATCGATATATACATTGCTGCAATATCGAAAGTCCCCACATTTTGATGAAGACCAGGAATAGGAGGGACTACATGACCACCTTTTATCTGTTCAGATTCAACTGAACTCTTTGATGGAAGTCTTATTCCTTTTTTATGTGCTTTACGAAGTAATAAAAGATCGTGAATTTTACTAAAACCTGTTTTTTCAATTGAAGATGTTCCTGCTAAAAGATGAAGATTATAATAAAAATCAATTAAATTCATTTTATTATCTAATTCGACCATTAACTGAACATCTCGTTCACAATATTTGATTAGATCTTCCCAACGATTCTGCTTTAAAAGATCACCGGGAAGTTCTGTATGAATTTTTTCTTTATTAAGTTCATAAGATGCTACTGAGTTTAACGAAAAAGATTCTAATTGTGAAAAATGAAGATTTTTATAAAATTCTAATAAATCTATTAATGCTATTCCTTTTATTTTCACTCCATAATTTTTATTATAAGAAGTATAATTTAGAGGTGATAAATGATTAGGATTAATATTATTTTTCATTAATCTAAAATACAAAGTTGTTTCATCAAAATTTGAATTCCATGCACACCAAATATCAAAATTACATTCTCTTACATAATTAATGAATTGTTTTAACATTTCATATTCAGTTTGATGTTCTGTTGTAAAATGATGATATTCTTTTTTTAGATTATCATAGCAACCTATTTCAATGATTTCATGTGGTGCTTTGGTTGGATCAGGAAATGAATCGTTTTTAGAGGTATTTGTTTCAATATCCCAATATAAAATTCTATTCCATCCTTTTTTCATTGGAACTTCTATATTATCCAATATATATTTGTGTGGATATGATATATCAGCTTCCCAAGTTTGATCATATTGTCTTTTTAGGTCATTAATATCATACGGATTAAATACTTCTATTTTTTTTAATTTTTTTCCTTTTA